AATAAACGCCCACGGCCCGAATTGTGCTCCAACCAGGGAGCGTACTCGTCACAGTCAGCGCCTGTTGTCCCCTTCTAGGGGCAACCAGGCCAAACTCGTTAGAGTTGGACTTACCATACCCAACCGGGCTTGAGGGATTAGCAACAACAAGTCTAAACCGCGTTCCATTAGTGTTTTCTGTAGCCCAGCTTTCTGACCCGTTATCTACGTTAGACGCGGCTACTTTAGTACCTCTGTTACCAAATCTAACCGTGTATTCCGTAGCCGAAGAGTGAAACGCCTGTATACCGTAGCCGTTTGTGGCCGAGGCATTGTTACCTGTTGTGTAAGGAAACAAGTCACTTGCTTTAGCCCAGCCAAAACCCCTGTAATTTATTTCTAAATCATAGCTAAGTGTCGATTGTTTGTTGCTAAGCGTAATAACTCGGTCAGTAACCCCCGAACCAAACGCGATGCTAGGAACCAGCGCTCCGTTTGGCCCAAACACATCTGAAGAGCCATCATCAGCAATGTAAGTGACCTGAGCCCCAGGCCCTAAGTTGACGGTGCCGCTGCCGGCCCATTCGGCGATGGGGACTGCAAAACTCATCTTGATGTAGTCAGTGTTGGCGATTGTGGTAGGAGTTGTGGCCGTGATGTTGTTCTGTACCACCACACCAGCAGCGGCATCGTCTGTGTAGAAGAGCACCACAGAAGTTGTACTGTTGTACGCTATTGTCAGCGGATAGCTAATTGTTCCTGCATCTCTATAGGTTCCTGAGCTATGAGGGAGGTTGTTGCCGCTTGTAGCGTCAGTGCTGAGAAGTGCTGCAGTGTTTATTGTCCTACCAGATGGCAGGTTCAACGCTAGGTTGCCCGCACTCGGCGCGCCCGTGAAGCTGATGAGCACGTTATAAAACGCCCAAGAGCCGATGCGAGTTTCTGTTGCCGTCACTGTGTTGTTGGTAAGGTTGGTTGTCATAGTTACGGAAACCGGGTCACTAATCGCAGCGCTCTGTCCGCCGGTCGCGCTCGTGACCGTGATGCTGCTGAAGCTTGCCCAGCTGTTGGCTAGACCTGCGACCCTGACGATCCGGATCCTAGTGAACGGACGAGACGGGTTCTGCGAGAACGAGAGCTGCATCGTCCCGCCGGTCGGCGACGAGGGAACGTTGGCGACGTTGAGCGTCGTGTTCTGCGCGTAGGTTCCGCCGGACGTCGTCGCGTCCCACACTTGAATCTGAAGGTCGCTCGCGGCGTACGCCGGGCTCGTGCTCGTCTCGAGGTTGTAGGTCAGACCAAGCAGCTTGCCGAGGTCCGAGGCGTCTACCTGGAAGAAGTCGCTCTCGACGTAGCCGGATCCGCTGCCGCCGTTGGTCACCTTCAGCGCGGTGCCTACGCTGAGCTCCGGCAGCTCGGCGGCGGTGGTGGTCGTGGACCCGGTCGCGCCGGTTCCCACGTTCGTCCAGCCTGAGAAGGATGAGGATCGGGTGCTGAGGTAGTTCTTAACACCGCCCTGAGAACTGGTGAATGTCTTGATGATCGTTGGCATGGCTGTTCCTATCCGTTATGGCAAGGTGCTGATTATGATGTTGTTGCTCGAGTCGATTGCGAGCTCGACCAGCGTGCCGGCACCGTTTCTAAGCTTTATCCCGCGGGCCGGCGAGGAGAGATCGTTGGATCCGTCCATGCTTCCGAGGTAGTTCGACGACATCAGGCTCCTGTTGAGGTCGCTGTTGTCGAAGCTTCCGCCAGAGGTCTGCTCGAACACCAGCGTCACCGTGCTTGCGACTCCGCCGTTGTTGAACGAGTTGGTCGGGAACCTGACCGTGTAGCCGTCTAGGCTGAAGGCGCCGAACCTGAAAGCCTGACCGCCTTCCACGTAGTAGACGGTGAGAAGATCGGGATCAGGCAGGAAGTTGATGGTGAAGCTGCTGAGGTTGTCGGTGCTCATGAACCGCTTGGTGTCGAGTCTCTTGACGCCTGTGGCTGGGCTCATGTAGGTCGGATCGTAGTAGATCGCTACGCCGTCTAGCGCGCGGCTGCCGGCGGAGCTCGTGATCCTTACGCGAAGGTCGAGGCTTCTTCCTAGGATAGTGATCTGGGGTACGCTGATGGTTCCGCTGCTCCATACGCCGGTCGTCGCGTTGTAGAGCTGGCCGGTCGTGCCTGAAGAGGCTCTGGTAACTACGACCTCGTTGACGCCTGCGCTGAAGCTGATGTAGTCTGCGCGAAGAACGACCGCGTAGCTTGTGCCAGGAGCCAGGATGCCTGGTCCCATGTTGAAGGTGTATGCGGTCGCAGAGCCGGTGAGCGTGCTCATGTCTAAAGGACCAGAGCTTGCGATCACGTCCGCCGGGTTGGTCGAAACTAAACCGCCGCTGAGCTTGACCAGCGACGCGTAGAGGTTTCCGGTAGGAGACCCTGTCCTAGCAAGGGTGAATCTCACCTGTGTCGCAGCAGCGAACAGCGTTGCAGATGTAAGTTGCGCTGGACCCGCGATGCGTGCATTAGTAGTAAGGTTCAGTGCGGTGGTGGCGCCGGTTCCGCCTGCTGTGCCTACGCTTACGGCCGTGTCTTCAGACGTCCAAGTATACTCGCCTACGTAAGTCTCAGTGGCTACGCCGACGCGAGACATCGTGACGTTCTTCCAGTTGGTTCCGCCGTCGCGGCTTACCTGATAAGTGGCTGCCGTGTCGACTGATCCAGGCGTCCACAGCGCCTGAAGCATGACCTTGTTTACGTCTTTGCTCTGGCCCAGGAACTCTGACGAGTCGAGCATCTGCCTGGAGACGTATGTTTGACCGGTAGAAGCGAACTCGAACGCGTTGGTGATCAGAGAGTATGCGCCGGTTGAGGCGCCGTCTACTAAGGCGTTCTCGTTCACCTTGAAGATGTTCGGCGTAACGAGCTCGTAGGTGCTGTCGAGCAGAGTGTTCTTTACGGTCTCAAGTATCGGGTTGCCGGTACCGCTTCCGCCGCCTCCGCCGCCGCCGACGAACTGCACGATGTTCTCGTTGTTGACGGTGCCGTACGTGCTTGATCCTCTCTGGATCGCGACCAGACCGATGGCGAACGTGTTGCTGAATGCTACCGGCTTAGTGGCTGCAGCTTTAGATGCGCCCGGTGTTCCGAAGCTCAGGAGAAAGTTTCCTAAGCCGTTGATCATCACCATGACCCATACCCACTGACCGTTGGTCATGGAAGGCAGGGTGTACGATGTGGCAAGCGTCAAGCCGGTTCCAGTGGCGACACCGGTGCTGGCGTTGAAGGTGATGCTTCCGCCGCCTGCGTAGCTAGGCATAAGGTTGTTGATGGGAGGAATTGTTCGACTGCGGTCTGTTCCCGTGTCTGACGGAACCGCGTCGTTGGTCAGCACCTCGATGCCGTCGATCCAGAGTCTCTGGTCGTTTACGTCGCCGCTTACCGAGTATCTCTCGTTGGAGCGAAGGCGCAGAGGAGGCGTAAGCTCATCGTTGATGAGGTTGAGTATCGCGTCTAAGCGAATGTCGGTGGTGGTGCTAAGCTGATCAAGTCTTGATCTTTGGCGTGCTTGGCGTGAGTCTAAGCGCAGTGCCATCTGATGGTCTCCCTGGTGACTTGTCGGGAGCATGACATAACGCCGTAGCGGCCGTGTCTCGTTAGCTCCCCGAGAACGTGTTACTTCTAATATACCACGTCCATCCGCTAGGCGACCCGCTTATTGCAGCTGCTGGTTACAGACCTGCTAGCGCTATAACCATAGCCTGATCGCGCTCGATCCTGTACTCGAGCACGTCTCCCGTAACATAAGGATCGTCTATCGTTGCCAAAAGATCGATCTGGTTGGACTGTGTTCCCGCAGATCCGACCTCGTTGTAGTCGAGCCCAGCCTTGAGTTTCTGGCCGTTCAGCCACACCGTAAGCATGGCGTCTCCGACTGTGTAGTAGCGGATCGCACTTCCGGCCCTTGAATCGACCGGCAGGGTGACCGTCTGGGTTGCTGTGTAGTCTGCTGCAAGAGTATCAGACTCCAGATAGACGTTCGATGCCACGCCTACTAGACTAGGCTTGAACGTCATCTCGTCTGTTCCTGTGGCGACGCCGATTATCATTATCGCTTGCCCGTAGGTGTTAGGCTTAGACGTCGTGAGTCCGCCTGCTACACTTGGAGAGAGATAAACCGGTTGCCCTGGCGTAAACGACGAACCCGGTATCGTTACGATGCCGGAGGTGAGAACCAAGCCAGGATCTCCGTCGTTGATGATAGCGTACGCGATGCCGACGATCTTTGCTGAATTCGCAAGATCCGAGGCAGATGCCAGAACGATCTCGCCTGCTACTGCACCGGCCGCTACAACGCTTCCTGCTGCTATCGCAGATCCGGTGTTGTTTGTGAACTGAGACAATAAGTTAGGAACGCCTGATACGACGAGTTGATTGCCTTGGATCTGTAAGGTGACGCCGTCGACGGCGACGCTTAAGCCGTTGGTCCCAGTGACTATCGCCCCTGCAGCGTCAAGCTTTGCACCGAGCTGATTGCTGCCGTCGATCTGAAGTGTGGGGTTTGTAGCCTCAAGCTGAACCTTGATGCCGTCTGTGTCTGTGACTATGGAACCTGTAGCGTCTAGCTTAACGCCTAGCTCGTTGCTGCCGTTGATCTCTAGCGTAGGATCTGTAGCTTCGAGCTGAACCAGTATCCCAGACGCGTCAGTTACGATCGCTCCTGCTGGGTCTAGCTTAACGCCTAATTCGTTGCTGCCGTTGATCTCTAAGGTAGGATCTGTGGCTTCGAGTTGGACCGCGATACCGTTCATGCCGACCACGACCGCGCCGACCGGATCGACCTTTGCCTGAAGCTTTCCAGAGTCGAACTCAAGACCAGGCGTTGCCGAAAGATCCACGGATATTGTATCGACTAAGATGTCGATGCCGTCGCCGCCGACTAAAAAAGAAGCTGGATTTGTTATGGATTCTGTGATGTCGATAGATGAAGGCGAGAAACTAGGCCGCTCATGGATGAGATGTCCTGACGTGTCGACCCATAAGCCGTTGTTTGCCGGATTCAAAGGATTCGACGCGGTAGGCGTGAACTCAAGCCCTAGAGGGTCGATGACACCCGTTACGCCCAAATCACCGTTGAGTTGAAGGGCCTTGTATCCGGCGCTCGCGTTGATCGTGACCGGAGTTCCGTCGTCGATGGTGATGTTCGCGCCCATGTCGTACGCTTGCTGCAGCGTGGTCGTTGTCCCTAGGTCTATAGTATAGAGGCCACCCTTTGCAGCGAGCCTGAAGGCGATGACATCGCCGTCTACTAAGCCGTCGTCTCTTATGAAGTCGACGGACGCTTGGGCCGTGTTGATCGATCCAACCTCGTCGTAGTCGTTGCCGATCTCTAGTTTCTGACCGTTTAAGTAAACTTCAAGTTGGCCAGATCCTGTGATGTAGTAGGCTTGCACGCTGCCGTTGCGAGAGTCAAGCGGAAGCTGTATGGTGTACGGAGAGGAGTGGTTGCCGGACACCACGTAGTACTCTTCGTACACGGTCTGTCGAGCAAGATCTGCCATGTGGTGGCGGATCATCATCCCGCCCTGGACCGAGTATAGGACCACTACGTCTTGGTCGGTAGGAACCGACGCCGATGTCGTCACGTACAAAGCACCAGCAGCATCGCTGTCCTGATACGTGGCTGATGTCTGAAGGTTCGTGAACGTCTTCAAGGCTCGGCGATTGATCCTCACCCATACCGAGTAGTCGTCGGCTACGGTGATACCGCTGGTGAAGTTCGACACATCTATGCGGTTGTCGTTCGTGCTGCCCGGGATCTTGATGTAGACGTAGCCTACTGAGTCTAGGAAGTAGAGGTCGGTTCCGTCGTACCGAGTACCGACTGCTTCAAATACCGTGACGTTGCGATTCTGGCTGGTCTCGTACTCGTTCGACGTCCACGAGGTAGAGTTGAGGATCTTGCTTCCGTCCCACGAGTAGATCTCAGTCCCGCTCATCCTATAGAAGAGAACGATGCGGTTCTCTTGCAGAAGGAAGTTTGCGTCGAACCCGACTACGCTCGGTACTACCGCTGCAGATCCGTTGCGGTCTATGTCCACTACCACGGCAGTGTTTGCCACTAGTGTGTATGTTCCGGCTGCGGTTATCGACTGGCTGGCAGAACCAGGCTTCATGACGACCAGCGTGTCGCCGCTTAGTGTCACGATCTGATCAGACCCAGATCCCTCGTTCCTGAAAGTCATGCGACCCAGGATACGGAGTCCACGGTCCTGGACTCGATCGGCCATCATTGCCGTGAGTCTTGAGACTCTGGTCGTCAAGCTGTCGGTGCTGACGCTGTTGTAGTTAGAGTAGCCGTCCAGCATGTTGTTCGTTGCCTCTGGCACGACGTATACTGGATTAGTTTCTGCCAAAGAGCCCATGCCGATGAAGCTGAGGAGATTCTTCGTGTCTGGCTCGTTGATGTCGATCGTCTCGCCTTGAACGACCTCTACCGCGCCAAGCTCTGTCTTTAAGATTACTTTGGCGCATGTCACTGTCGCAGCAGACAGCGTAGGCGACAGTGCTCCGCCGCCGTAGGGAATCTGGAACTGCGTCAGGTTTCTGACGTTTACAAGATAGCTGCCGTTGATGTCTGGAACCGTAGGCGTGACACCTGCGATCACTACTTTCTGACCGGTTGCGAAACCGTGGTTCGCTGACTCTACTATGAAGCTTGAGCTGTTGTTTGCAGGTCTTGCCGCGCTGGTTACGACCGCCCAGCCGACAGTCGCTGACGACGTAGATCCTGTCGCGGTGGTCTGTATCGTGACCTCAGTTGAGCTGACGATCTCTACGATGTATGTTCCGTCAAAGGCGGTTCCGTTGCTTACGACTACCCGATCGCCCTCGACCAGGTTATGCGCTGCTGCGAAAGTGATCTTGGCGCTCTTGCCGTCTGCACTGTCGATCGTCGTGCTCGTGCGATCTTCTACGACGATGCCGCCGACCTTCTGGATGGTGTCGGATCTGCTGGCGAGCCAGTATAGGTTACCGCCTGCGTTGTACGCGGTGAAGTCGTCGCGGTCCGTGATCTGAACGTCTGAGTTCTCGTACACGCCTTTAGTGTACACGGCATTAGTGAGACCGCCGACCCCGCCGTAGACGTCCTCGAGCTTCACCGACAAAGCAGCACTTGCCGTAGTCTCGCTGCCCGATCCGTTCAGTGCGTTGTAGAAGCCGACGACCCTTGCGTAGAGATACTCGTCGTCGCCCTTCTGCTTGATCCAGTCACCTTTGGCGAGCGAGGAGAAAGATCCTGCTGCACCGTTGACGTACGCGGCACCGGTGATGAACGTGACCGGCGTGTCCAGCGGGTTGATCTTCTGGTTGCGCACCATCTGGACCCACATGATCTGCTCGTTTAGCAGGGTCTTGGTTCCAGCTCGGATGATGATGTCGCGGGGATCGTTGATCTTGCGATACTGGATGTCTTCGGTCCACGTAACCTGACCGATCGTGGTCTCGCTGTGCTGCCACTTTCCTTTTGACTTCAGGCTAGAAGCAAGGGCATCGTCGAACACGTTCACGAGACTGAGGTCGCCTGTGCTCTCGTACCAGTACGTAGTACCGGAGAGCTCGACGAGCTTCGTCATGACCGCGTCCATCCAGTCCTTCAGCGTCTCGATGTTCTTGTCGCCGCCAAAGAAAGGAGACGGAAGAGCGGCGCTGTTGATGGTCGACGGCGGCTCGCTTCGAGCATACGGAGCAGACGGCAGAGGAGGAAACTGGAAGCGCGCGTTTGGATCCGGAGACGTTCCGCCGGTCCCAAGTCGATACATCAGGTTCCTGCAGTCGGTGATCTCTGTGATAGAGGTGCTGTAGTTGACTTTGGCTACAGGGATCGTGCCCTGCGGGAAGCCTGCGGTCGATACACCGGCTTGCACTATGAGAACGGCCTCGGTGTTGATGGTCTGGTTGAACTCGCCACCTTCGCCGCCGTTTAGATCCACGTCCCAGAAAGCCCTGGTGTCCTGTGCCGCACCCACGGTGCTGAGCGTAAGGTAGATGTAGTTGACCGCACCCGGTCTCAGTTCCTGGCCCAAGACCAGCGGCTGAGACAGCGCGTTACCTTCTGGAAGGCCGGAGAAGAAGCTTCCAGCAGCGGCTGTAGGATCGTAAAGTACAGAGTCTGCTACTCTTATCGAGATGCTGTTTGTGCCTATGGAGTTCGGGGCATCGATGACCTCGAAGCCCTTGAGGATGACCGGTCTGCTGCCAACGAAGCTTCGCACAAGCTCCTTGAAGTCTGACGCTACGTAAGATTGTATCGACAAAAAGTCCGCGAGATCAACGCGCTGCTGCGAACCTACGAGCAAACGGCCTAGTACGGACATACCCAACTCCCGAGAATCTTAGAATATTTTAAGTCTAAAGCTGTCATGCTTGCTTCCATAGGCAACTGTTAAATTATACAGCATTTAACGCCAGTCTCATAAGCCAAGGAGATCGTCGTTCTCGCTGGTCTCTGAGTACACGTCGAACTCAGAGTAGTAGAGCGTCGGGTACCGCACCACGTACTCTAGGAAGAGACCTACGCTCTTGACCTGGTTGATGAGATCTTGAAGGATCTGTCTTGCCTTAGCTGGATCAGAGATGTAGAATGCATACTCTTTACCTAAGCCGCTCATAACATAGGCACCTTTGCGGCGTATGGCTGTCACAGTCGACCCAACAGAGTGGTTGTACTTGAAGACATAAGCCGGATCAAGCGCGATGTTTCCCTCTGAGGCTTTGTAGAGGTATCGAACGGGTCCTTCCTGCGTGTTGAGACCGTAGTCGAATATCAGAAAACCCTGCTCGTTCGGCACGTTGTTCGGAGTGTCTATCGCAAGGTTCAATACGATGTTGCCTGCGTCTATCTCCTGTGCGGTGACGCCGACGTACGAAGACACTATGAAAGGTGCCGCCGTGTCGTACATATAAGGGCCGAAGATCCCTGAGTTTGCTATGGACGACGTCAGATACACGGGAGATCCGGCGTCTGCGAGACCGATGCGCTCGATGCGGACCTTGCCAGAACTTACGACCGGTGTCGCGCCGCTGCTCGACTGACACCTGAAGGTGTTCGCGCTCACGACGTCTATGAGCTCGAAGATGCCGTTGAGCGAGAGTCCAGGAGCGGGCACGTCGTAGATCTTGACCGAGCCGTCTGCCTCTATGAGGTGAGGTGTGGTCGTGGTGACCGTCAGTACGCCGCTGCTGTCTGACTGAGCAGACGAGACGATCAGTTCTTGAACGCCTGCGGCAACCGGCAGAGCCGGCGATATCCCAGACAGCAGGTATCCGCCCGTGACAGCGGTCTTGGAAGAATACGAGAAGCGGTTCTCTTTGATGTCGAAGCCTGTGTCGATGTTGAGCGTCGTGACCTCGTCCGTGGTCGGCGTGATGATCCGACTCTTGACCTGGTCCAGCGACTGTATCACGAACTGACCGGCCGACGGCCAGTCTTCTGCCCGCTCGTCGACCGTCATCGAGGTGTCAGAGTTTCTGTCGAGCATGATGCTTATGGGACCGTTGAGGTGGGCGGATCCCTTGAGCTTGCGCCGCACCACCGGAGGAGTCGCCGGCATCTCGATGACGATCTCGCCGGGCTTGACCTCCCATACCACGGACCTGTTGTCGCGAGTGTAGACGACCGACCGCTCTGGTCTCACGAACCTTACGTAGAAGCCGGGGTTCGTGGCATGGTTGAAGACGCCAGGGGTCGCGAGGAGGTTCTGAAACTCGAAGTACGACTCGGTTATGTTTACCGCGGTGACGGCGAACGTGCCGCTGTTTCCCGGCATATCGACCACGACGTTGTCGCCTACGTTTATGAGGAAGATGTTTGGTCCTGTTCCGCCGGTGTGGGTGAACCTTACCGTGTCACCGATCTTGGTTATGGTCCAGATCGTGTCGCTGCCTGAGCCGGTTCCGTCGACGATGCCCGGAAACTTCAGCGAGATGTCGGCACGACCGCCCTGGATCTCTATAGAGCCTTTGGAGCCGATGGTGCTGGTGAAGATCCTCACGTAGTCGCGTCTCGAGATCTTGTCCTCGAAAACGATGCCGAAGCTGAACTTGGCCTGACGGTTCACGGCGGCCACGATCTCGGCTGCGGTCGCGTTAAGCGGATCCTCGAAGTCCAAGGCAGAGAAGATGATCTTCTCCTCGTTGACACCGTCTACCAGATACTGAAGCTCCCAGCCGTCCTTCATCAGGAACGGACCGTAGATGCTCGACTGGGTAAATGCGGTCGTTGATTCCTTGAAGAAGAAGATGTCCAAGAGCTGGTCGACTATGTTCTTGACCTGCTTAGGCTGATACGCGAGTATCGGTATGTACTTGCGCAGCGTGGGGTCGTCCATGCCTACTACCTTAGGTCTTGAGACCTTGTAGTTCGCGGCCAGGCGGTCAAGGTATGGCCTGTATGCACTAGTGATGAAGAACTGTTTGCGCACTTCTTGAACGAGGTCGGCGATGTCCTGGTCGGACTCGCCTATGGCCTCCACTATAGCCTTCCAGTTAGGGTTGGCTCTCGTGTTGAAGTACGGGTTCAGCTGATCGTGTATGCCGTCTACTGCTGTAAGCTTGTTTGCCATGTTTCACCTCACGACAAGCTGATGAGATCTGGTGCTGTCAGCGCTTTCTCGTTGTCGTAAACCGCGATCCGCTCGAGCGTCGGCGAAGGAGTCGTGAACGTCACCGCGTCTACGCCGGTGATGTCTTTTACCCTTCTTATGATCTCCGACAGAACCACGTCCTCGCCTACGCCCAAGGATGAGATGTAGCCGATAACGGTAGACTTGATGTCGTTGGTGATGTCGTTGAGGTTTACGCCGTCTCCGGTTGCGATCCTCAGTGTCATGCTGATCTGCTTGATGAGCGGCGGCAGCGACTCGATGTTCGATCCAACGGCCCTTCGACCTGGGTAAGTCTCGATGTCTGGCTCGTAGCCGTCGATGATCCTCTGGACGGTTCGCATAAGGCCTGTGTAGTACGAGTAGCCGTCTACGCCGGTTGCGATGGCCGTAGGGAAGCTCATCTTGCCCATAGACATGATCCTGGTGCCGTAGTCGACAGACATCTTGTAGACACGGTCGTCTGCCGTCATGTACACTAGACGCTGGTCCGAGTTGAAGCGACTGATCGCCGTGTTCTCGACCACGCGCATAGTGTCGTACAGTGCGGTCTCTGCCTCAAGGAGATAGAGGCCTGTAAGACTCACAGACAGCGCCACGTCCTGCTGCGATATCCCGCTGACGTTCGTGACCGTCACGTACTGGCGACGATCTTCTGGATCGCTGCCCCAGTCGGTGGTAGGTCTGTTGCCTGAGTTAAGCTGGCTGAACCAGCTGGTGTTGGTTATGGAGTCGACTATGAGCCTATCGCCAACTACAGTAGAGTCACACTCCACGATCCTGAGATCGTCGACGCTCAAGAGCTCGGTGCCCTGATCTACGTCTGTCTCGAAGTTGGTCGTTACACCCTGGCTCGCACCCGAGACGCCTCTGTAGTTTTGACCCAGTATCATCGTGGTCGCAAGCGACGGAGTCGAGGGCGACAGCGAAACGACCTGAGCAAAAGCTGTGTCGTCTTCGTCGATTCCTTTGACCCATGACCCTACCGAGACGTTGCTGAAGGCGCCTGCAACACCGGTGACCGTGCTGGAGCCGGTGACCCAGGTTGCGGTCTTGTCTGTGTAGTTTAGGAGCTTGTACGTGTTGAGCTCTTCCTTGCCGCCTTCGTTTTCAACGATTATCGAGTCGTTCTCGACCGCGCGTATGCGGAATCGTCCGCGGTTGTCTGCCTTGAAGGTGCTGCCAGAGATCTCGACGAAGTCGTCCACGCACGCACCGCAGTCCGCGAACCTAGGGCTGTTGCCTTGAGTGCGCTCGATCCTGAAGAGGTTCTTGAAGCCGAGGCTACTGATGCGATACCGCGTCACGCTAGAGCTCGCAAGCAGACAGTTTCCTGAGTAAGTGCCCGCAGACGCGCCTGTGCTGAAGGTGAAGACATAAGGACTAGACGTAGACACTACGGTAACGTTTCCGTCGAGCGCAGACGTGTCGCTGATCGCTACGCTGTCGCCTACGCTGAAGCCGTGAGGAGCAGTGAGCGTTGCTGTGGCGGTTCCGGCGGCAACTACGATAGTCACCGCACGAAGAGCCGCGTGCTTGACCCTGAACCTTGTGAATATGGCAGGCGCAACGTCGAGCTGTCCGGTGGCTCCGGTGAACTTGTTCGACATCGCCCGACCGTTGGGGTTGATGACGTCCATGTACCTGCTGGTCGCGTTCACCGCAAGGACCGGAAAGCCCGAAGCAGCGAGAGACCCAGTGGCCTGAGACTGGTTGCCCATAAGCCAGTTTGCCGCAAGGTAGGTGTCGCCTGCCTTAGGCCAGACGTTCACTATGTCCCCAGGCTGAACTGACGCTAGGTTTGTTCCCGGTGTCACGGTCGACGTCATGAAAGCGACGAAGTTGCTGTTGGCCGCCAGAGCGATCGACATCTTAGACACGACGTCGTTTACCGTGTCTGTGCTGAGGATGTCGACCTTGATCTTGTGTGTCGAGGTCGAGTATGCTGTTCCGGTTGGTGCGGTGCTGTCGCCGTCGACCGCAAACCAGACCGCGTACGTTGCCGCCGTGACTGGTCCGAAAGGAGAGATCGTCGAGTAGGTCTGAGGCGCGCGAACCAGGAAGAAATCGCCCTGGTTCGGAAGCGAGTCTACGGTAAGCGCCACGTTGTACGCGACAGACGTCGTTCCTACGACGAAGTCATACGAGCGAAGCCTAGACGATATCGAGATGCTGGAGCTGTCGTAGGTGTCTGGCAGCGTGGTCTGCGTGGCGACGATCGTCGCCTTGCCACCAGAGTTGCTGACGAGATTCGATCCCGTAGACGCAAACTCGAACGTGTTGGTCAGCGGTGTCGCGGTGATGACCCACTCGCCGTTGAAAGCCGGAACGTCCGCCACACCCGAGATCACGATCTTCTGTCCGGCCACGAAGCCGTGCGAAGCAGACGTAGTGACGGTTGCTACGCCGCCTACGCGCGCTATGGAGTTGAAGTTCACGAAAGGTGTCTTTCCTACCGCCGTTGCCTTAGCGCCAGACTGAGTGTGCGTCCATCTCCAGATCGTGCCGGAAGCGGCACCGTAGCTGCTAGAGACATCAGACAGGCTCCACGTGGTGAACGGCGACGAGTTGATCGATCGGTTCCCTATAAGGTAACTGACGTTGCCGAAAGAGTCGTTGTAGACCTCTACCTTTGTTCCTGAGTCAGGAGCGAAGTATCGCTTAGCAGGCAGAGTGTTGTAGATCTTTACTGCGTCACCCTTGCTGAGCGTGTTGGGAAAAGCCTGAACCGCTGCTCTCAGGTATCGCACTGTTGCCGCGTCGTTCAGCTCGGTGCTTGCGGACCCTATCAGGTCCAGCTCTGCTACGTTCGCGCGACCGCCGACGATCTCTACGCCGCCCGCAGTTCCAAGCTTCTTGGATTTGACCTGCACGCGCCTGAAGTTGCCGGCGATGTCTACGTCTGCCACGATGGGGAGCTGAGACAGTGCTTTGTGCGTCAGCTGGTGCTTGACGTTCTTTATAGTCTTGGGCACGAGCTTGAAGATCTCGCCTACGTCGGCGGTCCCAGGATTTGGGCACGACGCCATGTCGTAGATCGTTGGCTCAAGTCCCTGAAGTATCAGGCTCTGCTTGAGTATGAACTGCGGGTTCGTGTTTGCGAAGATCTTGACGAACGACTCGCCGTCGAACATCTTCACGAACTCGTTCAAGTTAGACGACGGAGACGGGTTGTGTGCGTAGGATACGGCAAGCAGCTCTTCCTTGGTCGCCTTTGCTATGATGTTGGTGCCTAAGCCCACAAACGCCGCGGTCATGGTCTCGCTGGTGTTGACGACGTTGCAGATGTCGCTGACCGCAGTGGACAGCAGCGGATACATCACTATGCCCGAGTTCGACGCCGGTGCATCGTAGGCGTCGTTTGTCCCCGGCTGAGTTACTGCGATAGTGAAGCCTGTAGCGTACGGAGAAGATCCGTCCACTGCGGCGTCGCGTGCACCGTTGTAGTAGTTCGATATCAGCACCGTAGTCGTGCTTGAGGTTGCTGTAAACTCAGCGTCGGCGTCTACATATGCTGCGATCGTGCTTGCGACGTCGTTAGCAGAATCAGTCGGATTCAATATGACTTGAATCGCTCTGTCGCACCCGTGCGGAGGCATCGGGTTTCCGTTTACGTTCAGCCATACGCCCACGCTTCCGGCAGAGTCGTACAGCTTAAAGTAGGTGCCGCCGATAGGATCGCCGGAGTCTGTCTTAGCGTACGTGAACGCTACGCCGGTGCCGTTGGCCGCGTCCTGAACCGGACCCACGAAAGCGTTTACAGCAGAGAACGTGCTGCCTGACGAGTAGACGGTGCTGAACTGAGGATCGCCGTTGACAGCCGTGCTGGTCGCAGCTGCTACTGCTGCAGCGGTGCTGCCCGACGTCAGGCCGGAGATCTGGACGTATCTTACCGCGCCAGACACCGAAGGCTGAGGAGTGGACCCTGTGAGGTCGTACCAGAAGACCACCGCACCGGTCTGATCGTAGAGGATAAAGTATCCGCCTGTGGTGATACCGGATCCTGCCGTGACGGTCACGTTCTGGGCCATGTTAGACCCTGCCGCAGCAACGCTGCTGACCGACACTTTATCGACCTGACCGACCGTCGTAGGAGACGCGGACGGGTTGTAGACGTCCACGTACTGAAGAGCCGGATCGACAGCGTTTACCCTGAACGTGCCGTCGTTTCCAGAAGAGATGCCTATAGACTCAGCAACAGACATCACGTCGCCGACCACCACGGTGCTGAGGTCTACGACGGTCTGAAACTGGTATCGGCATGTCTTCGTGTCTTGGTTGATCACGAAGCTTATGCCAGACTGTGCCGCAGCAGGAACGGATCCGTTGAAATTGTTCGTGACCGACACGACGTTCCCTGACGCGGTCGCAGTGAAGCTGTCGTCGTTGTCGACTGCGAAAGCGGTCTTAGCCGCAACCGCCGTAGCAGTGTCGCCTGTGACCACGGTGCCGATCTTCACGTACCTTACGGTGACGCCTGAGATGGTGACCGTAGGCTGAGATCCAGACCCGTTGACCGCGTACCAGAAGACCACGGCTTTGTTAGAGGCTTCGTAGAGGTAAAAGTAATCGCCGCTCGAGACCTCACCGGATCCTGCGCCTTGTGCTGTGGTCGCGATGGTCTCGATCTTTCTTACCGAGAAAGTGGACCCACCGATGATGCCGGTGGTCCTTGCGTCGTCTGATCCAAAGTAGTAGGTGGTGGTCGTGTACTCTGGGTTGTTCGCGTGCTCTATGCGCGCACTCTGCAGCGGCGCAGACGGATAGTCTATGGAGAACCGATGACTGTCGCCGATCGGCCCGTACTCTTTTGCCCTGAGGATCAAGGTCCCTTCGCTTGACGCCGATCCGCCGGACCGATACCAGTTACGGCTCCTGAACCACACCGCGTAGTCTTCGAAGTTCGTGCTCGTAGGAGCGGACGTCGACCACACCGTAGGCGTTGCGAAGGTGATGCCTGCCTCGTTGTCTGCGTCAGTAGCTGAGAACTGACTGTTGGTCGGCGCGATCTGCGAGTTGACTCGACCGGTTCGCCAGAAGTTGACGTTGATGGTCTTGTTTACGGCGTCGCCGTCGAGCACGAAGACGATCGAGTCGTCGGACGAGAACGACAGCGACTTAACGAGCTCAATAGAGTCGCCTGAGAGATAATCGAAAGACGTCTTCGGCGTGACGCTTCGTATCGACAAAACGTTCCCGCCCTGGATCTCGACCGCGTTCTTGAAGAGGGATTTGTTCGCGCCCGAGGTGACGTTGACGATATCGTCGTACGCAAGGTCTGATGTGTTGAAGAGCGCCGAGTTCAAGGTGGACGACGTGTACGCCGCGTCTGCCGATATGGTTCCCTTGACGTCGGTGTATCTGGTCCTGTCTAGGAGCACTGTGTTGGATGAGGTCCTCTTGACGTAGGCGCCGCGCTTGAACCACGTCAGCATATCGGCCGAGCTTATGCGGCTAGCGACGTGCGACTGATTGCCGAGCTCTGAACCCTGCTTGGTGTCGAAGATGAATGATAGTTTTCCGACCGACACAGGAATCGCTATGGCGCCGTCGTTCTCGGTGGTGCTGGTCGCTTTTATGGAGTTGGTCTTGAAGATCGAGCCCTTGACGTTTGCGAGGTCGTTGTCGAACGACGTCACCATCTGCTGAAGGGTGATCGGCACGGTGTTGGAGACGTACTCTGCTCTCCAGACCTGAGGATAGGCGTCCGAGCCGAAGACCTGAACGTCATCCTCGAACGTGACGTCGTAGTAGTCGGACACAGGCTCAGCGCTTGCCCCGACGTTGACCACGTCCACGTACGTGTCTACGCCAGCAGAAACGTGCGAGCCCTTCTTGACGATCCTGAATAGACCTGAGTTGTTTAGACTAAACCAGTCTGCCGTCAGCGATTTATAGGAGACGTAGATGTAATCGCCGACCAAAGCTCCTTGGAATGTGTTGCTGGTGTCTGCCGTGAATCTCATGTATCCGGCACTAGGTACGGTGACCTTGATGCCGCTTCCGATGGCAGGAGAGACGTCGCCTCTTGGCTCTACGTTCAACCCGTCAGCCACGACGACCATCTCAGAAGGCCGTCCGCTTGAGTCGGCGCTTAGGTCGTATGTGCCGATGTTGGTCGGCGTGGAGGTGATGTAGCCTTTGGCGTCTGCGTTGCCTGCAGTGATAGAGTCTCCGGCTACGGCAGGAACCTCGAGCTTCAGGTTCCCTGTCTGTCGGTTTAGGCTGAAGTCAGACGAGGTGCCTTCGTCGTACGTGCTGATCCCAGAGAACCAGTCGTCGATGTAGGTTCCGCCGACGATCTTGAGCGAAGAGCTCGATCCGGTCTTGTTTGATCTGATCTGTATCTTGGCGTTCGACGTGGCGGTCGCGGTGATTCCGGCGAACTTGGCGTTTATGGCATCAGCCCACTGAAGAGGCGTCACAGCAGATATCGGTATGCCGCCAAAGTCGCCGCTGGTGAAGTATCCGGTCTGAGACGGCGTTCCGTCGACCGATATGACCAGTGTGCCGCTGGAGATCAGCGACGGCCAAGGAGCAGCGAGTGTGACCAGCGTGGCTGCGGTCTCTTTAGACCTGAGCAAGACGTTGTTCTTGTAGAGAGAGATGTACGAGTATTTGTTGGTCGGAAACTTCAGCGCGTCGTTCGCGTTTGTCACTCCGCTCGGAAGCGTGGATGAGACCTGTATGAACTCTGCGCTGAAGTCTGTAGGGTATATGAGAAGTCGCGTAGAGTCTTCAGACAGCCTACATCTGAAGTTGTAGCCATTGTCGTTTGCCTGAGCGTTTATGGCGATCGCGATCTCGATCAGCGTAGCCGACGCGATGTTGACGTAGTCGCGAGAGTAGACGATGATCTCTTGCTCGACCTCGTCCACGGCGACCACGAGCCTAGATCCTGCCACGAGCTCTATCGGTCCAGGGATCTGGTTAGAGATCTGAGGCCTAGGAAGCGGGAAGTTTGAGAGCTGGAGATACTGCTCGCCGCCGCTTGCCGATGCCAGAAGAACGTCCACCGACTGACCGGCGGTCGTAGGCTGAAAACCAGAGCCGTCGTCGATGTAGACGAGCGAAGGCTCGCCGTACGTGGTCGGCTCCTGGATAACGGCAGACGAGACCTGCTTGCCGTCCGAGGAGTCGGACACTCCGACGATGGCAGACAGTATCGCGGCGCGAGTTCCTCTAGACAAAGTAGCCGAGTAGTTCTTGAGCCTCTCGCGAAGGTCGTCGTCTGACTCAGTGTCTCGACCGCTTGCGAGGACCGAGGTGTTAGAGACCAGAGCCGTAGCGAACGGCAAAGAATCGAACGTCGTGATCGAGTTTATGCCGGCGTTGCTCTGAGCGCCTGAGTTTTCCGCTATGATGGGTATGCTGTCGACCGTGTCTTCGCCTGCCGGAAGGATCGCGTCTCTGAGCGTCGTGTAGAGGATCTCAGGAGTGACATTGTTGGACGGTATCTTGACGATCGTTCCTGAGGGTATGAGCTTGTCGATCGTGCCCTGCGCGTCGATGACCGTGTCGGACGTGAGGTGGTCTTTCTGAAGCGCAGACGCCAGGTTGATGGTGTAGAAGCTTCCGTTGTCCACGATCGACGTGTACGAGATCGGTCCCTCGAACTGCTGGGTTCCGCGGCCTATGAAGAGCGTCCCGGTCGATGCCCATCCTGAGGCGTCGTTGACGTAGATCTTGGTGGCGCCCGCTATAGGAGCCGGTTTCACAGCGTACAGCGTCGTGGCTCGCTTGGTGATGCTAGAGTCTTGAATCTTTATGAAGCCCGTTGCTTTGGCTGAGGTTTTTCTTGCAAGACCGTAGTCTGCGGCTCTGGCGTCGAGATCTGAGTTCTTGAGCGCGTCGATGTTCAGCGTCTCTAAGACGTTGAGTATGCTGGCACTGTTCTCGAAGTCCTGCGCCGCGACCGCCTCCAGCAGCGTCAACAGCACCGAGCCAGGATTCAAATCATTTACCGGAGTGTCCGCTATGATCTTGCGAGCCAGTTTTCCAAGAATCTCGTTGTAACTTTGAAGACTTACAGCCATCACCTGCCTCTTACTGCGGTACGTTTATGCTGAAGGAAATGGGGATCACGTTCCCTGAGCTGCCGGTTAGAACCACGCCCAGACTCACTGCATAGCCGGCTGGACCAGCTGATCCGCTGCTTAGATATTCTACCGTTAAGAAGTCTAATCTGCTGAAACGCGGGTCGCTCTCTATCTTTCTTGATATGTTCTCTGCTATGGTGGATCTTACGCCCTCTGGGTCAGAGTTCTGGGTCCCCACTATCTCCGGGATGCCGTAGTCAGGGTGCCTGAAAAGATCTCCGGTAGATGTCGCTATGAGGATCTTGAGGGCCTGCGTCGCGTTGTCTGCCCCGTACGACAGCTTAAGGTCGCCCGAGTTGTCGAGGACGATGTCGCCCATGCTGTCTAGCGCGAAGTCTACGCCGGCGTTCTTCTCGTCCTGGCTCTTGCTCCGAAGGAACCACGGCGTCGGCTTGTTTAGGCCCGCAGGAAGTGGATCGGTGGACGGGATGAGGACGTAGAAATTACTGTTGACGGTGTTCGGGGCAAACACCCTGATGTAGGCGTTGTCTCCCGATTTGTATCTGTCGAGATCTGCCTCGCCGCTGAGCTGTATGGTGAGCTCTCCCGATATAGGCGTCTCTTTTATAGACGTTATTACCCTCTGGTCTGGTATCGACTCGACGTCGGACTGTATGATGACGATCTGGTTGACGTAGACCTTCTCTTTGTTGGGTCTAGCGAAGGCGTCCGTGGCAGCGATGTTGATGGAGTCGTTCCTGGCGTTCGACACCAGCGGGATCTTTTGGCCCACCTCATCGACGTACGGAGGCTTGAGTCCGTTAGCGATTGCGATGTCTATCCAGCGATCGGCGTCGCCCATGGTCCTAAGTGCAAGACCTTGCAGTGTTTCTCTGTAGTTGAGTTTGACGAGCGATCCTGACGAGTAGGTGCCGATGTCGATCTCGGGGTTGTTCGCGTTGGCCCTGGCAAAAGCGAAAGGGTCTACGTACGCCGTGGTGTTGAGTATGGTCTCGTTTGCCAGGATAGAGTCTACGGCGTTTATCCCCTGCTGGAAGAGATAAGAGCTCTCGAGCTCGGGTATGGACCTGTCCAGCAGCTTGGGCAGCGAGCTTCTGTCGTATATGGAGTTGTAGGTGTTGTCTGATGCCCCGATGGAGTCTGCGATCGCGTCCCTTCCTGCTGTAAGAAGCTTTCTGATGCTCAAGAATGAGTTCTTCTTGAAGTTCGAGACCCTGTCGATCTCAGACTGGACCACACCTTCTTCGGTTGAGGAGACGTTCACGTCGTCGACGTACATATTATCGAACACAGAGTAGTAGTTTGCGACCATGGATTTGTTGTTGGCCGCCTGACGCACTGCAGGAGTCTGGTTTCGTATGATGTCGATGAACTTGTCAAACTCGCGAAGCTCGTGATTGAACTTCTTCAAGTCGTAGTAGTCTGACGCGTTGCTGACGACTGTCTCTCGCATAGTCGACCAGTTGACGAGGATGTAGTCGAACCTCAGGTTCGCAACTGCCGGAACATCGGACAGCTTCAGTCGATCGCTCGACTGGACCTTGGCCCAAAGAGACAGATCTGACAGCGCTGCGTATGCTGACTTTACTGAGTCCATCACCTACCACGTATGCTTTTGAGTGTGTTTAATGCGCCCTTCGCGTTGCTCACAGTGTCGCTGAACCTTGCAGCAGCAGACGGTGCAGACTCTTGAAGACCGAGCATCTTGAGTCTTTCGTCGTTTGCCGTAAAAGAGCCGCTCAGTATAGGGCTGAGATTGTATGCTCTAAGCTGTATGCTGTAGTTGTAGAGCATAGGGTTCTCTGCCGTTCGCTCGAGCGTGAATCTCTGAACGACGCACGAGTACTGGTTGTTGTCCTTGAAGTTGATGAAGTACAGCGGCGTCTGGTTGCTGGACTTCGCGTCCAGCTTCTCGTCGGACGGCGATCTCATCTTTCCGCTTGCTGCGTACTTTTTGTGCGCCAGCAGGAACCGGTAGAGGTTGTGGAACGCCGCGTACCCGCTTTTCTCTATGCTCAAGCCGGACTCGAAAGGACCCTTGTTGTTTCCTTTTACCGCGTTGACGACCGCCGTGGCCTGGTTTACGGCCTTGTTGATCTTGCCTATTAGACCAGAGGCAAATCCGCCCAAGACGTCAGACTTTATGAAAGCGCTTGAGCTGAAGGACTCGCGGCCTGCGGACGGAGTCAACGGGTTCTTGTCGTAGTACGAAGGAGCGAAGCCTGTGGTGCCTTGTATGGCGATGTCGAAGTAGCGCTGCTCAGAGTGCTCCTCGACCGTACCGTACAGCGTGGCGATAGTGTTTGTGGCAAAGTATGTTGATATCGTTAAGTTTTGTGGGCTTATCGGAAGGAAGAAGGTCGTGTACGGGCCGTCGTCCACCTTTGCCTTGAACGCGTACGGCGTAGACTTCAGCCAGTTAGAGTTCTGAGTGTAGTCTGGAGAATAAAACGTTTTCACTAAAGCAGTATAGGCGTCTTCTGTGTTCTTGCTGGAAGACGACCTGGGCGAGGCCATACCGCTTGCGGCTGCGCCGAGTGCAGTTTTTACTTTATCTAAAAGACCCATACTAACCCCCAGCTATAATGATAACATGAAAGACTATAAGCTGCCTTTTATAGAGGAAAGTTTACTCTTGATGGCCTCGATCTGGGCCCAAGTAGGAGCAGACTTCACCGGCGAGCATGGCCCAACCGGCGAGCTCACCACAAGCGTTCCTACGGCGTCGATCATCTTTATGATGCTGTCTAGCAGCTCTACGCCGCTGGATCCTATGGCGATCTTGCTGCCTTTGATCTTCACTGATTTGCTGGCGTCCACCGAGAACTCGGGCGACTTTATCGTGGCGGATTTGTCCGCTGCTATAGTCAACACAGACGACACGGTCGATATGGACTTATCGTCCTGCTTGATCGTTACGGTGACGTCACCAGACTTTATCGTCAATGTTTTGGCAGACTTGTCGATCTTTATGGACTGCGGCTTATCGGCTCCGTCTGAGACCTCGTATGAGCCCTTGTCGTCGAAGGCAAAGTAGGATCCTGCTATCTTATCGTCGTACTTGGCCGCAGGGACAGACTTACCGCCGCTCACTGACTTCAGATCAGGAACGGTCGTCGGTGTTCCTTTAAACTTGATCTTGTAAGCGCCTTTGTCTGAGATGGTAGTTTCGAGCCCGTTGTACTCTGACGCGTAGGCAACGCCTGACTTTATCTTGGTCTTGTGCGCTGGATGTTTTATGGCGCCTATTATGAGGCCTTCGTTAGGCGAGCCGTTGATGTGCGTCACGGCCACTATCTCGCCGACCCTGTTGGCATAGGATCTAGGAATTGGGTCTTTGGTCTTGTAGTCCCACGTCCTCATGCCCCATTCTTCGTAGTTGTACGCGTCGCCGAACTTGCTCATGACTTTACAGTTCAGCACGTACTTTAGGCCGATGTGCTGGACTTCTACTGCGTACAAGGTAGTGTCGTACTTGCTGTCGTACTTTGCCGTTCTTACTATCCCGATCCTGACGTCTGCGCCTATGACACTCACAGACTGCGCCTGAGGACTACCATACAAAGACGAATCTCGTATTATCATTATTGCCCTCTGTTGGCGTCTAAGTAAGTAGTTTTAGTTGAATTCTTCTTGTCGGCCGGAACGTCTGTTGATCTAGTCGATACGCCAAAAGAGCCTGGACCAAGAAGTTTCTCTGCCTTACTGTCTGTGACTATTCCGCGTACAAAATTGACCGTCGTTATAAAGGATCTTGAACCATTTTCCATGTAAGAGAACCTGTGAGACACAGACTGAACATGGGCAAGCACCTTGAAATCTGCGCTTGTTTTCTTGGTTGCGTCTTGTTCTTTAGTGTAGTTGAGATCGCCGAAAACCTCAGAGTCTATTAGGATGTTGTCGCCTACGCCTATGTAGTTGGCCTGACCAAGTATGGTTATGGTTCCATTCAGCATCTTGTGGCAGTCAAAGAACCATCTGCGAAGCACAGGAAGCCAGTTTGTAAGAAGATAGTACGCCCCTGCTCCGCTTCCATCTGGAGGAAAGAAGATCGTTGAGAAAAACAAAGGCTTAACGCCGTATCTGGCAAAAGATGCAGGATCGGGCTTTGTGGAGCTTTTGGTCTTGGCGTCTGCAAGCAGAGACTGACCTCCGTCTTGACCAACAAGAGTACCGGAAGGAAACTGCGGCATTATCTCTATGAAGTTGACCACGTCCTCAGCATTGTCTCCTGCTTCTACTGCTAGCACAGAGCTTTTACTTATGCCCACTTTTCTTACATTAAAGAAACTTGATATGATTTTAGGATCGCCTTCTCCCTCTGCAGAAGCCTGACCTGGCAGCCAGAACGGCTTGACTCTCTTGTACAGAGCAAACTGCGGCTTTCCTTTTTCTGACTCCCACCTAAGATCTGCCACCAGCTCGTTGACCACGTCGTTGCAGTGCACAGACATCAACTGCCACACAGAGTTTGTGCCGATCAAGCGGGAAGGATCGACAAAACCAACGGACTCTATTTCAGCAGACGAGTATCGGTCTTTTCCGACGAGTTTTCCTGCGACTATGTTTATTGAAGATGCTAGGGTAGACTTCGATCCTTTAGCAATTTTATTGTAGAGCTCTTTAGGGAGTATGAACTCCGATATGGGAGCAAACCTAAGAAGCTCCTTGTTCCTACTTGCTGCAGAAGCAACGCCCCAGTAGTTTCTGATCTTCTCTACCAGATTTAGCGTAGAGGTCTTTGCCTCGAATGCGTCTTTGGTGAGCGAAACGAAAAGATCTTCAAAACCTAATCTAAGCGCATTCTGCAGAACTGAATCTGTTCTGTTTGTTACCGCAGAGTCTATGTAGATGCAGGATTCTAGAGCAGCGCCCCAGTCTCTTCCCACAAGCGTGTACGTCGTGTTTCTGGCACCAGTGCTCTGATCTACTGACACGCCTACTCTCACAGAGTCTATCATGCCTATCATCTTAAGTGTCTCTATGGACGATGAGTCTAGATCTTTCTGGGATATAGGCCTGGGTGACATGTGAATCTCGATCCAGCTGCCTAAAGATATGAGCGATACCCAGTTTTTAGTGGGGGCGAGCGATATCTCAAACCTGCCAGATGGGCTTGCTTTGTTCTTGGACGTCGATATAGACACTATAGATTTTGTGATGTAGATCTTTTCTACGTCTTGCGACGATATGGCGCTGGCGCCACTTCGATCCTTGTAGTTGTAGACCACTATTCCAGCTGTAGGGTTTTTTATCGTCGCCACTTTGTGCCGCCTTATTTACCTTGCACTTTTGTTCTGTCAAGGAATCTCTGATCCACAGGCATGCTGCCGGAAAGCATCGGCGTTATCGCCGTGACCAGCTTATCTACGGCGATATCGAACTTGCCTACACTTGCATCGAATCCACTGGCATCAAGCTTCATGGCTTCGGCTGCCTTAGCGCTTTCGGTCGCTGCCGTCAAAGCGTTCATGCTGGTGACGACACTCTCCATCTGAGTCGATATCGCGTCGGCGAGTTTATCCATGCCGCCAGCAAGTCGTCCAGCGTCTACTATCTGACTGGTCTGACCTCTAGCTTGAGACTCTCTCATGCGTCTAGCAGACTCTGCTCCGCCAGTGAGAGGACCTAGACCTTTTCTTTCTACACCTTCGCCTTCGCCGCCGAATGCCATAAACTCAGCAGCACCAGCACCGTATACATTTCTTATAGTTTTTATAGTTTCTTTATCTAAAGACTCAATGCCCTTGCCTGAAGTTATTGCTTGACTTATTTTAGACAACTGCTCTGGAGATATTAAGCCCGCAGCTCTGCCTGCGATCTGTGAGGTAAGTCTTTCTGCTATTATCTTTTTTGTGATCTCAGGATCATATACGCCTTTTTCATTAACGAAAGCCGAAGGCGCCTGTAGTCCAGCAAGTACACCAGCAGGAACCTCTTTTCCCTCGTACTTAGAAAGTTCTCTCATCTGAGTTCGCATAACTTCTATCGGAGTAGATAGAATAGCCGCTCTTCCTAACGGATCTTTCGACAAACCAGGCGAAATCCTGCCAAGTCCTGCCATGGCCGACATCGTGGCAAAGTCTATTCCCGTTGTAGTGGCCATCTGCGACAGTCTGCCTAGACCAGACATAACCTGTGCCTGCTTCAGCATCTCGTCTCTAGGAAGATCTTTTAGTTGTTGCATGCCGAACGCCATCTGAGCGCCGACGATAGGTGCAACGCCTACGCCTTTTGATGCGGCGTCTCTAGACAAAGCTTGAACTGACTCGAACATGCCGCTCAAAGACTTCGCGTCGTCGACTCCTCGAGCAACTGCGGCCGCGAGAACGTCTTCTACGTCTTTTTGACCGCCGCCTGTCTGTGCCATCTGGCCTATTCTGCCCATGTACTCTTGAGCGCTCATGACGCCGAGCGACTGAAGCTGACCGGCTCTAGATACTGTAGACAATTGCGTTCCAGCACCGGCTCTGGTAAACTGAGCACCGATGGCTCTTGCACCGACACCGTACAGCGCGGCGCCTTCTTCTGGTGTCAGACCCTGACCCGCTAGTGTCTCTATTGCTTTCTGAGAGGTTGCGCCTCCGTACATTCCAGAGAAAGCAGATCCAGCGCCCATCATCGACTGATAAGCAGACATTCGATAGTCTACGAACCTTTGTCTGGTGACGTCAGGGACCTGGTTGACGGTGTCCATGAGCTGTTGGTACTGCTGAGCAGACAGCTGCTGCTGCTGACCGAACGTGATGCCTTTTCCTATCCTTGTGGCGCCTGTGGTAGCAGACGCGATGTCTCCTGCCGTGCTTGCTCCAAGCACAGGGGCAAGCAGTCCGCCGGACGCGTACATAGCGAAACCCTTTAATCCCGCCGATGCCACGTCTAAGCCTACGTCTGCTCCTGCTGCGGTGACTGCTCTGTTTCCGTAGGCTCTACCGAAAGCAGCGGCTGCGTCTTGCTGTCGGGTCATAGCTCTCCTTAGAGCAGCCATATCGCCCTGAGACGCAGCGTACTGATCAGTGTATCGCTGGTTGGCGAACTGCGCGGCGCCGAGCCTAACGTTCATCTGCTCTACGTCTGCACCGACGCCGGCGTAAGAAGCTACGCCTACAACCTGTCTCGCTATGTCTATTCCCATCATCATGCGGCCAAGTCTTCCGCCTCCGCCTCCGCCTTGGCGCTTCATCTCGTCTACGAGATCTTTCTGTTCCTTGAGCGCATCTTTGTTTGCGCTGAAGGCCTCGCGCATATCTTTTGAGACGTCGCCGGTGCGCTTGAACTCTTCGTTGAGCGCAGCGAGTGTCTTCAGGAACTCTTGCTCTCTGTTCTTTAACTCCGCTGATTCCTGTCTGAGCGATCCGGTGGCACCAGATGAAACGCGCTGACTTAGTGCGCTTTGTCGCTGTTCTTCTAGTATCGCAGCCTGTATCCTAGCACCAGATTCTTGCATGCCTGAGACGCTGATGCCTCTTCTGTTCTGAAGCCCCATGGCCTGCTGAAGTGCGGCTTCTTTTCTTCGCTTCTCTTCGAAGATCTGAGCACGATTGAGATACTCTTCTTGGCCGCCAGGAGTCGATATGAGTTGAGCCGCTTGCTCTAGCTCTATGCCTGCACGGTGTCGAGCTGTGCGCGTGCGCTCGTAGCCCCTCATCAGCTGAACGTCTGATGCCACGCCTGCGTAGCGCTCAGCCTCAGCCATAACGTTAGGATCGCGCCCCAGTGTCTTAAATCCAGCTTCGGATCCAGCGACGCTGATCACCCTTCCTGCGAACAGTCTTGCTGCGTTCACTTGCGCGAGCTCTTTGAGCTTGTAGTGCTGCTCTTCGTACTGAGATCGTCTGCCAGAAAGCTTGACATCAAATTGGCCAACTGCAGTCGTGTAAGCAGACGCGATCTGGTTCGGCGCACCAGACATCTTCGTCATGATCTCGCTCGCGACCTCTGATCTAACGCCGGCTTCGCGAAACATCTGCTCGGTTGGCATCGACATCCCAGCCAGAACATTCGCCGCACGTCGGGCGTTTTCCTGGCGTATGCGATCGATGTCTGCCATACGTTGCTGAAGGCGACGCATCTCGACCGTCTCGATCGAAGCGCGTCGCTCCATCATTGCTATGTCTGAGAGATGTGATTTGGTGTAGTCGCGGGACCCTATCTTGTCCAGAGAGTTCGGCTCCCTGGAGAGGATAGGGTTCTTTGGGCGGTTGTCGTTGTCGTTGGCCATGTTTAAAACTCTTCGCTGATGTCCTCGCCGAAGTCATCGCCGAACTCTTGTTTAGCCAGCTGAAGCTCTTTTTCCATCCAGGCCTTGTCCTCCTCAGACGGCATCCACGTGTTGCCGTTGGAGTCGGTCTTTCCTTCACGTTCTGCTTTTTCTTCAGCCTCTGCCCAGGCAAGAGTCTCATCGATCTTCTCTTGCTCTATATTATCAGCTTTTTCCTCTGCTGCTTCTATAGCGGCTTTCTCTCGCTCTATTCGATCCCTATACTCGTAGTAGAGCTCTTCGAGCGTGTACTCTTGCAGGAGCGGGTCTTTGAGAGGTCTCGAGTATGTCTTAGACCACCAAGACATCAGAAACCGCATCTGAGATGCTGCGTTGTCCAGTGGTTCTCTTGCTATGTGCTCTACTATGTCGTCTATATCGCTGAAAGCCGACCCTAAGTCGGCCTCTATTTTCCCAACTCTTCTCGAGCCTTAGCCGCTCGCTCTGAGAGCTCCTTGCGCCACTCCATGCACTCAGTCTCAACGCGCTCGAACAGAGCCACGAGAACGTCTTCGTCCTCGATGTTGAGGCCTTTGCCTTGAGTCCACCAGTTAGGGCCGTCTACGATCCTCACCCTCAGGGTGCTGAGTGCTATAGCGATACCCATTAGCCCGTTGCTTGGGTTGGCCATATCCGACATCAGTCGGCTCTTCTCGAGCTCGAGCTGGTACTTCTCGGCAACGTTGAGCTTACACTTCACGGTGAAGGTTCCGTCGTAGGTGAGGCCGCTCTCGTCACTGACGTAGCTGAAGCCAAAGGTGCGCTCTTTCTTTGGAAGATCCATGAGTCTCTCCTAGCAAGATAAAATTTTCCAATTATCTTATACTAGGTTATGCGTTTGGTTTTAGAGGGGTATACGTGGCCTCAGCTTGCCAGCCTACGGCTCTCCAGGAAAGGGAGTACGTAGAAAGTCTCTCTGAGTTGACGTCTGCCTGAAGCGAGGTGACCATGGCTGTGGTGGTCCTGAAAAGTATGGCGTCTGTCGCTGAGTCTTTGACTTCTATGGTGATGTATTTATTGGCCAAAAATGAACCAAGGTCGGTCATGATGCCCGCCTTGACCGGCGAGTTTCCTGGAACCTGAAAGAGCCCGAGCGTCCCAGTGACAGACACTCGCTTGGGCGCGATCTCCCAGGGTGCGATGTCGTCTATGGTGTATATGGGCGAGGTCTCGTTCTGAACGTTCCAGGTCACTTGAAAAGCGAAGCCTATGATCTGGTCGTTTATCTTTACGACGGTCCTAGCTCCGGTTCCGTACTTGGCGTTTGGACGGTTGAAGGCTATAGCATTGGCGGCTGCGTTCGTGAACTCTCTCAAGAGCGCGCGTGTGCCGACCTCTCTCCAGTTGCCTGAGTTGCGGCCAAAACCTCTCCGTCTTACTTTTTGACCAGACATACGTCAAGCTCCTGAGGATGAAGCGTCTGCTATGAAGCTGTCTTCGTCCAGATACTGCGCTGCGAACTGAAAGCTCTGGATCATCGTGCCGCGCTTGGTTAGGCTAGCGCCCATCGCCGTGATCCTGGCGTTCCTTACCCTGGCGATGCCGGTCAGGTTTCCGTCGGGAAGCTTCTGGTAGATCTCGATGTCGAACGTTATCGCGTCTTGCAGCCTAGAAGGATCCAGTGACTCGTTTGCTCGACCGTCGTTGCTGGATATGTTTTTTATAGAAGGCGCTTTACCCGCAGCCGTGGACCAGCTGCCGATGCCGTTGCCTAGGTCGCTTACTCCGTCAGGCACGGAATATCCGAGTGCAGCCATCTTGCCTTTTAAGCCGTCGACGTATCGAACCACGTCGAACGATCCGCTCACGTCGTAGCTCAAAGGATCCAGCGAGCTCGACTCGTAGCTGCCTAGGTTCTTCGGCCTAGCGTGCGGTATGCTCACAGAGTAAGAGAAATTGGTTGCGTAGGCTAACGTGACTCCGTTGACCTTTATCTTGCAGCTCGCGCCGGTTACAAAGAACGGAGCCAGTCTAGCCATCTACGCACCTATGCTGTTAGGTAAGGTCTGTTCCGGTTCCAGAGCCAGAAGCGGTAAAGGAGTCGTCGTCGAACAGTACGCCAACGAACGAGTAGCCTTCGGTAAGGATGCCGCGCTTGTTGATGCTGCCGCTCATCCTAGTAAGACGACAGTCCGTGATCTTGAGAACTTCCTGAACGTCGCCTGCTGCAGTGGCAGACTCTTTCTTTTTCTGATAGATGATGATGTCTACGGTCTGAGTCGACAGCATCTGACCAGGGTTGAAGGCGTTTGCCATGTTTCCGGCGAGGTTTCCTACGCCGTTACCAGTGGCGCTTGCGTTAGGAAGACCTGAGTCTTTTACTGCGCTTGAGTATCTTACTACGGTGAAAGATCCGGCTACGCTTGTCGCGATAGGCTCGTTGGTCACTACCTCGTAGCGTCCCATAACCTCGACCGGGATGACTGCTGTGTCTACCGAATACTGGATGTCGGTTGCGTAGGCGATCGTCTTTCCGTCGATCTGGATCTTAGCGTTACTGCCTGTGATCAGTGCTGGCTTAATACCGGCCATGTCTAATGTCTCCTGGGACCCTAGAGCCCAAATACGTTAGGGTTGCATCGCACCGCGCGACTGCACCATAGATAGATATTACCATATGTCAAGTTTCGCTGAATGTAAAAGCCCCTAGGCTAGCTAGGGGCTTCGTGACCGATCGGCGTGCGGGTTAAGCCGTCTGGGTGGCGCGCTGGAGCGTGATGTCTGCGAGGATGAAGTCGATACCTTCTACGAGCTTGATCGTTACAGTGATGTAGATCGTGCTGCCGTCTATGCGAACGCTGAGGTCCTTGAACCCCTGCGGTGCATCGTCGGTAGAGACCGTGATGCCTTGTGCGAGGAACGTGGCGAGCACGGACTCCGCTGTTCCTTTGACCTCTGCTGCAAGGATCGTGTTCTTGACACCGACGTATCGGTTCTCCATGATGTTGCGGAAGTTGTATGCAACGATATCAGAGGCATAGAGAACGTTGGCGCGGTTGTAGACCCAGTTATCGTCGATGCCGTAGGTGGTGTTGTCTACGACCACTCGGAAACCACCGGTTCGCGGAGCTTCCATGAACGTGAGCCCTGACAAGATGGCGTCGTCGTACTGGGTGTCTGGGTCGAAGCCTACAACGATGTCTGCTTCTGGAGTACTCATAGGTTGAGACGTCTGACGGATACCAGAGCAGTTCATGAACTTGAACGTCAGCGGAAGGCCGATAGGGGCACCGCCGCGAGCACCGGCCACAAGACAAGCCATCGCCCATGGTTGGAACCACTGGATAACGCCTTGAGCGTTAGACTGACGAACGTCCTGGATCATCATCTGAAGCCTAGCATCGGCCATGTTACCGGCCTTGTCCTTGGATGCAGAGTACGTGCCCTTGAAGGAAAGGTAGCCTTGGCGCTCGCTCTTTCTTTTGGTGGTCTTCATGAGGCTGATGTGCGTCTTTACTGCCTGATGGATACCGTCGATCGTGTACGTGGACGACGCGTCGGTCAGGTTGTCTGCGATGTCTGCTGTAGCGTCGCGAGAGAACAAAGGAACGATGGAGTTGGCGTGGAACTTCTCGAACTTAGACAGCGCGTTAACGATGTCGTTTGTCACGGTCGGGCCTTTTGCTCCGCCTGACAGAAGTGTCTCGGTCAAGGCAGCAGGAAGACCGACGAAAGCTGGACTCACGAGTCCTGCAACGTTGGACTGAGCGAAGAAGTCTTGGACCTCGTAGGCGTCTTTTTTCAAGCGAGCTGGCTTTGTGCCGGCAGAACCCAGAGCACCTACGGCAGACACGCGATCTAGCACGCTAAGGCCAAGCTGGTTGTAGACCGGGCTAGCGACCTCAGCAGACCATCCTGGCTGAAGTGATATAGACTCGGCAAGCTGCTTCAACGTTACGAATGCCGCTTTGTCGAACGTGATCGATCCAGCGGAGTCGGTTAGGGTCACTGTGTTTAGCGTTACACTTACAGAAGCAGAGGTTACGCTGCCGACAGTAGGGTCACGGCCGATTGACATGACCACGTTTCCGCCGAGCGTGTCTGACTCGACCAGCAGGTCTCGCTTCTGGTTCAGCGTGATCGTGGCGCTCGGCTCAGACGAGGCGACAACCAGACCTGCCGTAAGGCCGAGCTTGGCGAGATCGCCAGGAGTGGAGTCGATCAGCTCGAAGCTGCGTCCCCAGCCCAGCTGAAACTGAGTAGAGGCTGCGTCAAGTTGAACGCGAAGTGCGCCGCTTGAAGCCGATACGTCGAACGCAGCTGGAAGAAGTGCAGCGAGCTCTGCCACAAGAGTCGCGATGTCTGCGTGGTCGCCAGAGGTGGTCGACAGCGTGTAGACTGCAGCCGCACCGCCGTTGATGCGTGCGCTGAAAGACGCTCCGTTGAGCGCTGCGCCGAACGCAGCAGGAACCGATCCTGTCTTAGATGGAACTGACTCTGAGTTCGCAAGGATCTTAGCGGAGATCTGGTTCCCGCCTACGCCCCACTCAGAGGACCTGATGGTTCCGTATGAGCCAGAAAGAGCCAAGCTGGCGCGAACAGAAGCGTTGGTCTTGTAGACCCAGACGATAGAGGCGCCGTTTGGGATCGCGCCGTCTGCTGCTGGCGAGAACAAGAAGTTGAGAGCGTCTACGATCGGACCGCTGCGGTACTTGTTGCGGGCTTCAACGAGACGATCTGCTGTGTAGTAGTTGTCTGCGATGTTGGTCTCTGCTGAGCCAGGTGCGCCTGCATCTGCTTCGCCGAAGATGGCGATCAGACCTGCGGCTCCTAGCGGAACGTTGCCGCTGAGGTCCACTTGGGTCCTAGAGTATGCGCCGGGCTTGTAGATCGTGGCCCCGTTAAACGATACATTGATTGCCATGGCTGCTCCTTCTTATATGATTCCCAGCTCTTTTAACTCGTTTTTCTGCAGTAAACTCTTTTTGATATTCGGATACTCTTCGCAGAACATATCCCATTTTACCTTAGCATCTGGCCTGAAATATCCTTTTATCTCAACCACGCTTCCGTCTTCTAGCAAAAAATCTGGTAAGTATATTTTTCCATTGCTAAGTTTAAACTCTGGCTCGTACGTCCACGCTATATTTGACTCATCGAGCCACCTGGCGTACGATGCCTCCCATCTGCTTTTCATGAACACCTGCAGGCCGTCTTTGCGCATGTACTCGATATCGCTTTTATATTTCTTGTTCTGCCTAGCGGCAGCTTCTGACAATTTAGCCTTCGTGCTGTCTGATAGGATGGCACCCTTTCTGGCGATCCTTCCTCTGCACACGGCACCGCACACTGTCCTGGTACTTGCCTTAAAGCTTGACCCGTTTGTCGTAAACTCACACCCGCATACGCTGCATATGTGGTTGTATTCTTTGTAGTTAGGCGGATGCCAATCAGGCACAACGTTCTTGTACCGCCTGTTCCTGCAAGACAAGGTGCAAAACACAACGTCTGTCCTGGTTAACTGCGATGTATACTTCTCGACATCTACGCCACACCCTGAGCATGTGAAAGTTTGCTTAGGCATCTTAAAGAGTTAGACCGAACTGTCTTGCCGCCCAGTCCCAGCGATCTAGGGTCTCTTCTTTACCGAGCCCTCTAGCCTTGGCGTCTGCCTTCAGGATCTCTTTTAGGTGGTTAGGTTGGTTCAAGACAGGCGATCTCGTTGCCCACCATGAGTCGAACTCGACCTTCTCCTCGCTTGGCTGAACAGCCTTCGAGCGCATCGCTCGCTCGTACTCTTTTATAGATTTCATGTCGATGTTTTCACTGTTCTTTTTTGCCATAAATACCTCACGCGTTTTCTGGTGTAGTCTCTGTCTCTACGTCAGTTATGGTCTGATACTCGTCTGCGCCCCAGGTGTTGAACACGGTACACCGCATCCTCATCCACCTGGTCCAGATGTTCTCAGGCATCTTGGAGGAGTCTTTCTGCCAGTCAGACGCGCTGTAGGTCTGAATCTCGATGCCCAAGCTTCTGGCAACCTGCTTATACTTAAAAAGCACATAAGAAGCTATGTAGTACATCCACAGGACCTGATCTGCGGCCTTGCTGCCGTGTATGCCTATGTCTACGAGCGTGCTGAAGGCATTGATGCCTATGTCTCCGTCTTCTCCCTCGCCGTAGAAATCGCCTATGGCGGCCTTGGACTCGTCCTCGTTCTCGTTAGAGAGATGTATGCTGAAGCACGGCACTGTCTGCGGGCTCAATATCCACGCCTGAACCACCCTGATACGCTCTGTGGTGAACCAGGTCCAGATCTTGTCGACGTACTCTTGACCGTACGCGTCCTCCACCAGAGGGTGATCGATCTGATAGGCGAATATCTCCTCGAAGGCAGGCTTATCCTTCCTGAGCTCTTGTATGCCGTACTGCAGTAGTCGCTGCACCGCTATCTCTGGCATCACGAACGCCATGATTCTGCCTCCAGTTGATATTTGAGTAAGATGTCGTCGCAGGCTCTGTCGATGTCCTGCCGTATCTTGCTGTTGATGTCCATTATCATCCCAGTAAGATCAAGGTCCTTGGCTGGCGCAACCCACTGCCTGGTCGGGTCCTGCTTGTCTGATGCAACTCGGAAGCTCACCTCGCCCGCAGCTCTAGGCTCCTGTCTTGTGGGAGATTGCTTGAGCGCACCTGCTGTAAACGCCTGAGCCATCTGCTGAGCCATGTTCTCAACGCTGGATCCCTCTGAGGATATGGCGTTGAGGCCGGCAGCGATGTCCTTTGCGGCAGGTTTGGGCTTCTGGGTTCCTGCTGCACCGATCGGTATGATCTTGTACCTAGAGCCATCTTTTGCGATCTTGGCGTTCTTGAGGAGCCACGGCAGCATCGGCGTAGGAGGAAGGCTGAAGTCAAGCTCGCCTGAGTCGGTCGAGATCTGAACGTAACCTGAGTCTGCATCAAGCTTTATCTGAGAGAGAAACTCGTCTGCCCCCATTGCGACACCCTGACTCTCGGCGTCCGACACCGCAGACTCTACTATGAGCCTCATCCTGTCGCCTATCTCTTGCATGGCACTTCGACAGACATCGTCTGCCTCAGAAGGTCTAAGCCCCATAGATTGCAGATACTGACGAAGGCCGTTGATTCTGTGCGAGATCATCTGCTGTCCTTGAGTGCCTTCGCTCTCATGTCGGTAAGGAAATTGGTCTTGTCGTCGCTTGTCCAGTCGGCGCCGAAGTCTATGATTATGTGGCCGTTTGGCTTTATAAGAACTCTAGGACGCGACAGGTACTCGTAGTACTCTTCGATGATCTTTGATGGGTTCGGCGGATCTGCAGAGAAAGCCTCCATCTTAGACGGCTTCTTAGACATCTCGTCGATCTTAGCCTGAAGAGCAAGAAGCTTTTCCTCGATCTCGTCGATCTCTTCTCCGGCCCGCTGAGCCAGTGAGTTGTGTTTGTCTCTGAAGATGTCCATGCGTTCTTCGAGCTTGTCGAAAAGGCTCATGATACGCTGCTCTGCTTGCTGCAGATCGACTGCGTTGCCGTGGCGGATCTCGCTTCGTATAGACTCCATCTCGTCGTAGATGTCGGCTATGTTGTAGCTTCTATAGTTGTGGACCATCTTAGTGACAGCATCGCTTATGGTGTCGTCGCTTAGGTCGCTGTCTTCGTGTATCTCGAGTTCATGCTCGTCGTCGTTGTACCACTCGAAAACACTCATAAGCTCGCCTGTCAGAGAAGGAAGCGAGCGGTTGACGAACTGGTGTATCGTTTTTAAACCGTCGTCGATCCTGCCAGAGTAGATGTCGTTGGCGTGCTTTCTGACGTGTAAAGTGTAGCTGCCAAACGGTATGTCTCTGATGTCGTCGTCGCCCATGCCGTCGACGCCTCGCTTGAGCATCCTGAACACACCGTTGCCGACAAGCCTTATAGCGTCACCGTGGCGAAACTCATAGACCGCGTCTGCTACTTGACCTGTGCGTATGATGTTCTTGGACAATACCTCAAGTTGCTCTATCTTCATGAGGTCGCTTATAGATCGTTTACTCTTTTTTAGACCACCTTTAAGATAGTGCATCATGGTCTCTACACAGCAGGCGCGCAACTTGTTGAAATCTATTGCGTCTAAGTCATAAAAACCAACATCTGACAGCTCGGATGTCGAGTGAAAACCAGGAGTGTTGCTTAATCGTGCGATGTATACTTTTTGATCGTCGCTTTCGTGTAAAATCGAAAGCTTATCTGCATCGATGATCAAACCAGTCTCTTCCTTGAGTTCGCGAAGTGCCCCTTGCTCGTAGGATTCTCCCTCGTCTAAGTGGCCGCCAGGAAAAGACCATCTGTATTCTTCGTCTATCTGTCTGCCCATCAGGAGCTGACCTTTGTCGTTGACTACAACTACGGCTGTGGTTTTGCTGTTACTGCTTTTGCTGAGCTTGCGACCTTTGTCTGAGTGACGCTTATGAGCTTTTTCATCCCACTTGCCGCCGCGATGAGCCTTGCCCTTGTCGTCTGGCAAGCCCTTCTCTTTTCCTGTGTACTTCTCGGCAACAGACTTTGGCGGCCCACTGTCTCCGCGGGCAGTCGTTCCAGACTTGCCGTGCAGTATTGCCATCATCATACGGTACTGTTTCTTAGAGGCGAACGCCGGCATGTGCGCCTCCTTTGCTGATGTTGTCTTTTGCCCACATTGGCTGTAGATTGGCGTAATGACATGCTTTAACGAGCTCTTCTCGATCGCTTAGATCAAAAGCAGAGAGCGGCACTATATGATCCAAGTGCCAGCCTGTCAGTGACCAGTTTTCCCATGTCATACCCGGTTGAAACTTAGATTCCATATAGGTCCTAAACTCAGAGATAGAGCATCCAAGATCTTTTACAGCAGAACCATTTTTATAGTTGTTTTGTATAGCTACTTTCAGTCTACTGCGAAGAACGCATCTTAACCTAAATTCAATGTCGTTTTTGTATCTATCTTTGTTTCTTGTGTGCGCTTTTTTATTGTATCTTGATTTTCTTGATCTAATCTGCTCAGGTGTTGGCTCTGGCTTAGCGCTGTTCTTGTTGCCTTTCATCTTAGCAGAGATCTTTTGCTTAAATGACTCGCTTTTAGGTCCACGGCTTTTGTTGCTGCATTTTACACATTTTTTGTTTAAGTTTCTAAGAGGCTGAAATCCCCTGTCGACGCCGCACTCGGTGCATTCGCACTTGTAGCATTTGATGTTTTTCTTGTAAACGAACGCTGGCATATCTTACAACCTCTTAAGCCATTATATAAGGGAGATAAGTTAACTTCCGATACCGGCTACCAGTTTTTCAGGTTTGTTTACTAAAAAGTCTCTCTTTATAACAAGTTGCTGAGGCAATCTAACTGATATCTTTGTACCATCGGGAAGCATCTGCTGCGTGACCCTAAGCTCGCGCATCGGCTGCAGAACTATAAACACAGGATTTGCCCAGTATGACACGGAGTAAGTTTGCCCCATGTCATTGCTGTAATCATAAGAAGGAGTCTTTCCTTCTACCCACTTTATCTGACCATCATCTATAGTAAAATCAACACCTTGAACATATTCTTTCATCTGACTTCCTGACACCGTTATCAGGAATCCGACCTTCTCTATGGGATATCTGAGTTGCTGCTTGCTGTCTGGGCGAGGCTCGTATTCTTTGAGCTCCCACAGTCTGACAGTGTAGTCGAGTACCTCGAGTTTATCGTATAGAGTAAAATCTGCCTGATCTCCGTTGTCGTACTCAGAAGGCATAGTGACCATGGCACTGCCTATCTCCCAGGCACCCTGATACTCAAACTGCTTCTCTACTGAGTTAGAGCTAAATACGCCCACTATATCCCTGGGCTCATAGTAAATGATCCCTGATCCGTCGCAGTGTATACAAGTGGGATCGTGGGAGTTGTCGTCTAGTAGTTTGATGTTTGGGCATGGTAAGGCTTTGTAATGTTTAAATTTTATGCCACGTCTTTGCAGCAGCTGATCGAAGTTCTGCTTGTACGAAGAAGGATCGGGCAAGTTCAAAGGAAACATCGGACTCGTTGAAGTGTCGCTGGGTGTAAAGATCCCGTTTGGTTTTGACATAGTGCCCGACATAAAATACTCCTATGGTGCTAATTCAATTATACTGGACCCTGCAGCATGGACTCAAAACATATACTAGAGACAATAGCGAACAAGGGTGAGTGCGAAGAGCTCGACGAGAAGTCCTGCAAGATATGTCCGCTTGCAAGACTAAAAAAAAGGCCAGACGAAAGAGGATGGCTTGGCTGCATAGACGCCGTATGCGGGGCTGATACGGCAGATATGAACGATAAGTATAAGAAGATTGCAGGAGAAATTCTTGCAGATATCCTTATACAAGAAGAGATAGCAGGTGACAGGCAGAAATCTTAGAATTAACTTTTACCATACGCTGTGTGCTCTTAAGCTTATAGCATACGAAACCATAATAGAGATATACTGGAGAGAGACAAATGACAAGAAAGTTGAACGTAGCAGGGATCGCGCTGATAAAAGCGTTTGAAGGCTGCAAGCTAGAAGCATATCCTGATCCTGGGTCTCCGCTTGGGCGAGAGCTTCGAAAGACAGAGAACATGCGCAAAGAAGACTGGCAGATGCTTTCCGGTGCCCCGTGGACCATAGGCTGGGGATCGACAGGGCCAGATTTCTTCAACCTTACGCCCGACGGAAAACCCACCCAGATCGGACCCGGGACAAGGTGGACACAGGAGCAGTGCGACCTGCGCAAGGAGCAGGATCTTCTGCAGTTCTGCAGCGCCGTAGAGAAGCTTCTTAAGGTAAAGGTAACCGACAACCAGTTTGCGGCATTAGTCAGCTTCGCCTACAACTGCGGCACCGGTAACTTGAAGAACTCGTCTCTCCTTAGGTTCGTCAACGGAAACCAACCGCGACTGGCTGCAGAAGAGTTTCTTAAGTGGAACAAGGCACAAGGTCAAGTTTTGCCTGGCCTCACTAGACGACGCGAGGCAGAGCGAAGACTGTTCTTGATGGTTTGATTTTTAAGTCGATATTTATCGTTTTTTATCAAACAAAATAAGTGTTTAACCATGCTGACGCTTCACGAAAGACGATCGCACAACTTATCCGTGATATGCGGAAGGATGCCTTCGACCAATCCGCAGAAGTTCTTCATAGAAGCCCGCGACTACAAGCGCAACAACTCAGAAGAGCGCTACTATCGCAGTAGGTGGCTTCTGACGCTGCTCAGAACATACGACTGCAGATGCGGGATGTGCGGCGTCGACAGGGACGGCCTCGAGCTCGACCACTTCTGGATCCCGAAGTCCAAGGGCGGAAACTTCATCCTCACGTGTGCAGACACCTCCCGCAGAATAAACAACGCCGTGCCGCTGTGTATGCAGTGCAACCGCAACAAGCTCGACAACGAAGCCGTGCTGACGCCTGACCAGGCCATACTCATCTCCAGGGCCAACGGCAAGATGACCGCTATGATGAACGGACTATCGGCACCTTCGGACAGCGCGGAGATCATCGGCTACCAGCCAGGCGACGAGATGCGGGAGCACGAGCTCGGCGCCGACGCTGGGTGCATACACCTCAAGCAGGCCATGCGCCGCTTTCGCCGGACCGGCGACAACATAGAACAGCTAACAGCCGCCGTCAACGAGTACGTGCTCGCTGCAGAGCGGCCTAAGATCAGCGTTGACCTAGACTATGCGATCTCGCTCTAGCGAGCAGTCACAGTCTATTGCTCGCTGGAGGTAACCGCTCTTGATGCACGAGCCGCACGCCGATATCTACAGCTTTACAGAGAAGCTGCGCGCCTTAAGGCTTGCGGCCACGCTGTACAGGCTCAAGGTGCTTGGATACCACAGCGGCATGTGGTCGTCTATATTGGCGCTCAAGGAGATTGATCGTGTCTGACGCGTTCGGCGCACTGTACAGATTTTTTGCGGTCACGATGGTTAGGATGAGGGTTGTCAGCGAAGCGAGACTGTCCTCTGATATGCTGGGCTATGCTCCTGAGCGTACCGGTACCTCACTTTTGCGGAGAGGCCGGCGGGTAGCTGTGGGCCCGGGGCCTAAAAGTTAGATGTTCCCCCGGTACAGAGAGTTTTGGCCGCATGTACCACTACCAAAACTAGGGATCCCTTGTAAGTGAGAGGCTAGCGGGTATGTTCCGAAGCCTCACCGATCCTAGACATACACAACGGAGGTACAGCATGCGAGGCGAGACCGTATACCGAAACGAGAAGGTCACTGTCCTGAACGTGCACCACAACCGATGGAAGAACCGGATCGAGTACCTGATCATCCACGACTACCAGACGAAGTGGGTAGGTGAGGACTGTGTGGGCAACGTGGTCTGGCTGATCGGCTAACCTCTGAGGGCAAGCGATAGAAACCGAAGCTAAGTATATACAACAACTTAAGGAGTGTTATCCATGAGTATGTCACAACACCAAGCAGTCGTAAGCTTCACCAAGTCTGTCCTGAGTGACCGCTTCGAGGCGGGGCGAGACGTCAAGTCGTATGCCACCCGAGAGGACAAGCGTCGGGTAGCGGAGCTGGTCGCCGACGCTATGATCGAGGGCCAAGTGGAGCTCGGCGCCGACGCCAGGGCGAAGTATGCGACCACCAAGGAGAACCTGATCAGCAAGTACGTGATGGGTATGGTGACCAACTGGTGGAACAAGAGCAAGGAGCTCAACGGTGGGGCGAAGTATGAGGCCAAGAACCCTGGCTCTCGGCAGGGCGTGAGCGATCCTGTGGTCAAGGAACTCAGGACGCTTCGCAAGCACCTCGAGTCGGTCGGCAACGACGAAGGCATCGCCAAGGTGGACGCCGCCATCGCCGAGCGCCTGGCCGCGGTCGCCGCCGAGTCGAAGCCCAAGCCTACGATCAACGCGGACCTGGTGCCTGAGCACCTTCGCGACCTGATCTGATCCCAGGAACGAAGCGAGCTCAGCGCGGAAGAGCTCTTTCCCGATACTAAGCACATACACACATCCTACGAGGGAGATTCACCATGATGCTAGAGACGCAGCTTTTACCGCTCACGACCAGCAAGCAGCAGATCTACAGCGACTACAGCGGCCGAGACGACGACGACTTGGCCGACGACGAGGACCTAGACCACGAGGAACTGTACGACGACGAGGACGAACTGTACGAGGAAGAGTGAGGTATGCTGCTGTCCGTCGAAGATGAGTCGCTGAGAGAACTTACGGTACGCTTCGACGGGCGCTACTTGAGGAACTGTGACCGCTATATTCATCGGCTGGTGGCAGAGCGCATGCTTGGCCGCCCGCTGGTCAAGGGCGAGGTAGTTGACCACGTGAACGGAGACCGCCTAGACAACAGGCGCGAGAACCTGCGAGTGACCGATGTGTCCACTAACACTAGGAACTGCAAGCTTACGAAGCGAAACAGGTCCGGCTACAAGGGTGTAAGCCTAGCGTCGGACGCCAAGAGGTGGGAAGCTAGGATCATGAAGGACTACAAGATCGTGTGGCGACGTACGTTCGACTCGCCTGAAGAGGCAGCAGAAGCTTACCGAACCAAGCGAGCGGAGTTGTTCGGCGATGACTGGCAGGACTAGCCGCACTGCGCCCAAGTGCACCGACACCGCTACGCCGGCCCCCGCACTGCGCCAGTCTTTTCCGAACCTACAGGCATACGTTAGCTAAACGCACACCACTAGGAGCACCGACTATGCAGCAGCAGCTAGACCGACTGGGTTTCGACCACGCCACCGCCGGCAAGGATCCCGAACCTACCCTCACCTACGAGCCGGAGTACCTCTACGGCTACCGAGAAGGACTGATCGCCAAGATCAGGTGGGCCGAAGAGAACCTGAGCTGCTTCGACGCCGAGCACGACTTCCTGTATGAGGTCCTCAGCGACGCCGAGTGAGTCCCGATCCTACATCCCTAACGTAAGACGATGTTTGAGTCTTACTAAACTTAACTACGGAGTGTTATCTATGAAACAGTCAGACGCAGTCTTCAACGTAACGACCCAGGTCCTCGCTTCGCACGGCATCAGCTTCACCCCAGGCGAGACCATCATCCACGACGTGATCACCAAGGAGGCACGCGCCGCCATAGCAGACCGCCTGGTGTCGCTCTTCCAAGAAGGTCAAGTGGAGTTCAAAGACACACCGGCCAACCAGGCCAAGCTGCAAGATCCGAAGCTGCTACGCAGCTACATCGCAGGCCTCATCACCAACTGGCACAACAAGGACAAGCGACTCAACGCAGGCGCCAAGTACGAAGCGAAAAACCCAGGCTCACGCCAAGGCGCCCAGGACCCAGTGATCAAGGAGCTCAAGACACTCCTGAAGCACCTGGAAGACAAGGGCGACGACGCCAACGCGCAAAAAGTACAAGAAGCCATCGAGTCCCGCCTAGCAGAGATCAAGCCCTCAGCAGCAGCTGATACTCCAACCATCAACCTCGACGTCATACCAGAGCACCTTCGCGATCTCGTGAGCTAATCAAAACTACCCCTAGGAGAGCAAGGACGCTCTCTTCCTCTAGGGGCTTTTCACGTTCCGAGGAAATCATTGACCTTTCTAGCCCGAAAGCACCCGAAAGTATCTGTTTTAGGGGTAGGAGAACTCGCGACCGGGAGAGGTCAGGAAGCGATAGGTGTGTTTCGGGTATAAAAGTAAGTGTTTCTAAGTGAAACCTGGAGTTAGTTTGGGCGTCAATTCACCCCTACCCCTACTACCAAACCCTCCTCTAGACCCACTAACCTATTCTCTGTGACCCAGTACTATCCCTAGGTAGCTATTCTGCCGAACGTCTGCTGCTGCACGATCTGCTGTTATGCTCCTGTTGCTGCAGGCGCTTGCGTGCTGTTGTTGGTGTTAGGAGTAGGTACGTTTTAATGCGTTAAAGCTGATGTGTTTCGATGGGTATCCTAGGCATGCGTGAGACAGCGTTGTCCAGCCTTCCCCTGTGAGTTCTGATTGACCTTCCCCTTGGGTTAGGTTTGCTTCTGGTAGGCCTTCCTAAGGTGTTTTCCCGATCCTAATCTATTGACGTGAGGAGGAGAGTATGAGTGTTCGCAATGTGAAGCAATACAAGACCTGGGAGACAACCAATGACTACGACAAGTGTCCGACATAGTGCAAGCAGCTAGAAAGATTGAGGAGGGTGAGTAATGGCAGGACCTAAACGAAGACCGGACTACCCACCAGAAGGGCAATCACTAGAAAACATCGCAGACAGTTTAGAAAAGATTGCCCTGTATTTAGAAGTCATTGCCGAAAAAATTAACCCCGATGCTTTTACTGAGGAGGACAACCAATGACCGTCTATCAAGTGTTTTTTCACGAGGCTTGCGTTGGTTCATTTTCTCAGGGGTTGTTTACCAACAAAGAGGCAGCAGAAGCTTGCGCCAAAGCCGTGGCCGAAAGCCTTGGAGCTGAGTTTAAAAGACCGACGTCTATGGGCTGCAATTGTACATACATTGAAGAAGTGGAAGTACAAGAAACATATGAGGACCACCAATGAAAAAATCAATCGCTAAAAAATGGGTAAAGGCTCTTCGTAGCGGCGCCTACCAGCAAGGCACCCACCAGCTTGTGGACGAAAACGATAATTTTTGTTGCTTAGGAGTGCTTTGTAACCTTGCCGTTGATGAAGGGATTGGGGAGTGGGTTAGGGGCTCTGGCGGCTGGGTTTTTAAAACAGAAGGTGACGTGGATGACCAGGTTCTTCCATTAGAAGTGCGGCTATGGGCCGGGATGAGCTCTACCGCGGGTGAAATTAAGGACGACTGCTTAACCGAATTAAACGATACCGGCAAGAGCTTCAAAGAGATAGCCAGCATCATTGAAAAGAACGTGGAGAAGCTATGAACTTTAGAACCGACACTACCAAAGGCGGCTACAAGATACTGAGCATTCACGGTCCTGACGCTAACGGCTGGTATGCCGGGGTGCTCGAAAAAGCAGGCGATATTGGGACGGTTACTTGGAATCAGCACGGAAATAGTACAGGCGACATGAGAGACCTTGACCTTATCCCTCTAGCCGACGAGCCCGAACCCAGCGAAACGACTGAACTGTGGAACGAGATAGAAGCGCTGCGTGAGATAACCGTGGAAACCCTCAAGCGCATGAACGAGATGCGGACAGACTACATCGCCCGCATCAACGGCCTCCGGAGCGACTACCTTGCAGACCAGAGCGCGGTGCAACCGAGCCGAGTGGATGCGCTTGAGGAGCGACTAGACAAGTTTGACGACGAGCTAGGCGTACTTCAGGACGACGTGAATTTAGACCTTCGGCTAGAACTGCGCGACCTAACTAAGCGGCTTGAGGCGCTGGAGCAATTCAAACGCGCAACTCTTGCAATTCGCGAAGCGGTCGAGCAACGCACGCAGCCGAGCGATAAGGGTGTGTGGGTGACGAGGGAAAGCCTTAAGTATGCGTTTGATGCTACTCAGGAATTTATAATGCGGAATGATAGGTTTAAAGAAATAGCCGAACGCCTGGGCCTTGAGGAGGAAGTATGAGTATCAAATGTTGGCTAGGTTTCCATAACAGAACTAAAATTAGCAGATTCCCCGACAAGGATTCGGGGACGATGAAATATGGGTTTTGGTATACCTACACGTTCAGGTGCAACCGCTGTGGGTATACTTGGAAAGAATCGCCAAAACCGTTTGATTGAGGAGTAATAGATGCTGGCACACCTTAAAACCTTGGCAACATTTGCCGTGTTCTTTGGAATAGCTGCGGTTATCTTGGAGTTGTGTGAGCGGTTTCCGTTTCTAATGCATTGGTTTATAGCCGCGCCCGCCGCGGCAGTCATATACTGTTGCGTCTGGGCGGCCTATGCAAAGGATACAAAGAAGGAGGACTGACACATCACCCTTTAGGAGGACGTATGAAGTACCGCATCGTTCGTAATGGGTTAAATTTATATGCAGTACAGTTTAGAAAGCTAGGTTTCTGGTGTTTTTGGAAAGATTACGATTTCACGTCGCTTAACGAATACGACCCAGGAACCCCGCGTTACTTTAAGAGCCTTGAAGAAGCAGAAACGGCAGTAACACTATATTTTGCAGACATAGCCAAATGGAAAGATTGGCGTAAAAAAGCAAGTATCTGGGAGGTTGTGTAATGAGTGAACGTGACGACAATGAACTGCAGGAGCGCATCGAGTCGCTCACACTGGCCATGGAAGAGGACCGATTCTACGGATGGGTCGCGTCCACGGCCGCCTACGAGGCCGAGCTACGGTCGCTGACCAAGTTATGCGAGTGTCGCGACCGAGTGCTCCACAAGCGCTTGGTGGACTACGTCGTGCGAGAGACATCCGACTGGGAGTGGCTCGACAGACTCCAGAGCATGCAGTGATTTCCGATCCTAGAGATACGTGTAAACGACGATGATCATTAACAAAGGGGAAAGTCATGGATATGTTCGATAACGAGTATTTCTGCAGAGAATGCGGCGAGAGCGACGATCACCTCGAGGGGTGCTCCTACTTCGCCGACCGCATGGCCGAGGTTACGCCGATGACGATGTCTAAGGCGATCGAGCACGTACGGTTCAGCGGTAATTGTTACTGTCTGACGTCTCTCCGCGAGATCGAGATCGTAGACCTCGCCGACAGATCGAAGCCCAAGGCCGAAGACGCCAAGCGAACCAAGCTCCTGAACGATCGCGAGCGAGTCGCCAAGTTCCAGAAAGATCGCGCACACATCTACCACAGACCAGAGAGGAGCTGACATGAGCTGGGCACAAGACATATACGATGTAGCGACCCTGTCGATCATGATCATGGTTTTTGCCCTTGTCGCCGCGACGACGTGGACGGTCTTCTTCGACCGCCGTGAGAGTCCCGCCGAAGACGACGGCGATGTATAATGCCTCCGCGAACGACGTAAGTCTAGCCTCTGGGCGCGCATGTGCCTAGCTGACACCCCTTGTAGTAGTGGTGGGGGCCTACCGTAGGCCCCCATCAGATCTCTCAGAAACCAACATCGAGGTTATGCGACATGGACCGAGACCGCAAGATCGAGATCCTTATAGCGAAGATCAACGAGGCGGCCGAGGAGATGGGCGCTAAGCTCATCAGCAGGCAGACGCTGACCGAGGCGATAAACGAGTACGTCGCCCGCAAGAACCCGCCGCAGTTTCCGACCGGCAGCGAGACAGCCAAGCGCAAGACCGACAGACCGCGAGCAAAGGTCCTGTCGCTCAAGAGCAACGTCATACAGTTTCCGACCAGCAAAGACAGATGATCATGGCCGGAGGCTGCCGCGATGAGAGAGTCTGACTACAGATGGGCCGAGCTTGCTTCGTGGATAATGAAGAACAAGCTCTACTTCGACAAAGACATCAGCACAGCCTACAGGCTCGGCAACGTGCTCGTCTCACTGAGAAGGATGAAGATCGTATGAGATTTCAAGTCATGAAAGCTATCGTTGTCGGCGTCGCCGTGTGCATCGGCACGCTGGCCGCAGCCCAGATAAACATATGGCTCGGTTTCGCTGTGTGGGCAGCGTACTTTCTGCTGATACTCGGCTACAGGTGGAAGGACCTATGATCGACTTCGTCGCGGTGTCTGTGGTGTTCGCCCTGATGCTGATGGGGGTCCTGTCGTTCCTCTTGAGGATCGACGACTGAGTCCTTCAAGGAGAAGCGCATGCAGAGAAAGATGCTGGACGACCTAGACTTCGAGCACGTGATGCTCGGCGCAGGCGTCAAAGGCTACTGCGGCTTCTGTAAGACAGATGCCGTGTTCCTGGTGTGTTGGCCGAACTACGGCACGCACCACTCAGACGATTGGCTGATGTGCACAAGGTGCGCGAGATGCATAGACTCACTCACATCTGAAACAGGCTCACTACGATAATTTCCTGTGGATACACTATGACCCATCTTCCATGGTGCAGCAAAAAAGTGCGCGTCGCGGTCGTCGGCGATCTCATGCTCGACGAATACCTCGACGGAACCGTCACGCGCATATCGCCCGAGGCGCCGGTGCCGGTCCTCCACGTGAGGTCCACGAGGCTCGTGCCCGGTGGCGCCGCCAACGTGGCACGCAACGTGCAGCTCGTGGGCGGAGACGCGACCCTCTTCGGCGCGGTCGGAAGAGACCATGCGGGAGGCGAGCTCAAGCGATGCCTCGCCAAGGACGGCGTAGACATCAGTCCTGTCATAGGCGACAGCACGGTCGAGACCGTCAGAAAGACGCGCGTCACGGCCGACCACCATCAGATCGTGAGAGTCGACTGGGAGTCGATCAAGCCAATATCGCAGCGGCTTCAGGACATGGTCTACGAGGAGATGAGGATGACGCCGTGGGATGCGATCCTCATAAGCGACTACGGCAAAGGCGGCATGCCGCACTCTCTCATAAGACGGATCATATCGCTCGGCCGATCGCGCGGCGTTCCGGTGGTCGTCGACCCCAAGGGCAGAGACTTCTCGCCTTACGAGGGATGCACGCTCATAACGCCCAACCGGAAAGAGGCGGTTGAAGCGATCGGCCGAGATCCCGGCGACACGCTCAGCATCGCGAGGCTCGTGTCCGAGATCGCGAGATCGGAGTCGGTCCTCGTGACGCTCGGAGCAGAGGGCATGGCGGGCCTCGCCGCAGACGGATCCTTCGCCCACATCCCCACGGTCGCAGTTGACGTGTTCGACGTCTCCGGAGCGGGCGACACCGTGGCCGCCGTTATGGCGCTCGCCCTTGCATCGGGCCAGACGCTCAGGCAGTCGATGGTCCTCGCAAACGCCGCGGCCGGAAAGGTCGTCGGCAAGTGGGGCACTCAGCCGATACTGAGAGAGGAGCTCGAGGATGCGCTCAGGCCCAAGCGGCTGGAGCTCGCGTCCAAGGTTCTGTCGGCTGCGGACCTCACGGCCGCGCTCGAGACTCCGAGAGGAAAGATCGTGTTCACGAACGGATGCTTCGACCTCCTTCACGTAGGCCACGTCTCGCTCCTTCAGAGAGCCAGAGCGCTCGGAGACTTCCTCGTGGTCGCCGTAAACTCCGACGCGTCTGTCGCGGCCCTCAAGGGGCAAGGCAGACCCATCAACACCGCGAGGGATCGGTGCGAGATCCTTGCCGCGCTCGGCTGCGTGGACGCTGTCGTAGAGTTCAGCGAGGAGACGCCGCTGTCGCTCATAGAGGCCGTCAAGCCGCACGTGCTCGTCAAAGGCGGCGACTACAGGCACGAAGACATCGTGGGCGCAGACTTCGTCGAGCGCAACGGCGGAAAGACCGTCATGCTGGACCTCGTGGCCGATCGATCCACCACGCTCGCTGTCGATAAGATCAGGGGATCGTCCAGCGCGTCCGAATCTAATGATCCGTAGATCGCAAACACGAGAGGAGACGACGATGGGAGACGTGGTTCACATCAAAGATTTTCGCAGCAAGAAACGCGACGAGCAAGTAGAAGAGAACCCGTCGCTCGACGATCGTGCGGAAGCCATCAAAGAGTCGCTGAAGAAGATAAGCGAGCTCATGCGCGAGCTGAGAGAGAGCCAGAAGGGCTCAAAATAACCACACAGGAGCAGACGTATGGACAGCTTCTACGTTCTTATCGCAGTAAACGGCCGAGTCGACAGTCAGTCTATCAGAGCGTTTCTGTCGGAGAGCCAGATCTTTGATCTCATGGACCGCTACAAGAACATCAGCGTGTTCAGGTACCTGACGCACCAGATCGCGGTCCTTCCTCCGGACGCCGATCGGCTGATGTGGCTCGACGTTCCCTCGAAGACCTTCGAAGACGCGGATACGATCCTTTCGTCGTACGCGGGTCCTCTTGCCAAGAGGAATCTGGTATGAGAATCTTTATTTTGCTTTCGATAGCGATCTCGGGCTGTCAGACCGACCCGTCGTGCAAGTGCGAGAGCGGAGCCTTCTTTCCTGGAGCGAACGCGTGCAGAGACGTCTACTTCGTTAGAAACCCGTGCGAGACTCTGCCGATAGTCGAGGTCTGCGGCTGCGACGGCAGCACGTACATGAGCGCCTGCTACGCGAACCTTGCCGGTGTCAAGGTCGTTTCGCAGGGAAGATGCGAGTGACACTATGAAAACTGAAGAAGCGATGTTTATCGCTAGTGTAAAGAAGATTGCCAAAGATCTCAAAGCCTTGAACTCGCTCTCTTCTTCTCTGAACCTCAGCTCCGAGGGCGCAGATTTTCTCAGCGAGTCGATAGACGACGCACTCTCCATACTGGAAGAGATCTCTGAGGACGTCACCATGGAGATCAAGAACCGATCCTAATGTTTGTAAACAGATCTATAGGAGTGTTATCATGAGCGATAGACTCGAGCACGACGTCATAAGGAAGGCAGTCAGAAACTTCAAGAACGACTCGACGTACGTCGAGTACATCAGAGAGATCATGAAGAACTGGAAGACACTGTCGACCAAGGAAAGGCTGCTTGTGTCAGGCATATACAGCCACCACGCGGGCAAGAGATGCTTCACTCCGAACCAGCAGTCGGCGATCGTGGCACTGTACCTCAAGTATAAGGCGGGCTGACGTCATGAGCGGTTTCAAGTTCGTCAAGAAGCGCAACGCTTACGAGAAGCGAAACCTCACGTTCTCGGTCGAGACCGGCTACGCGTACTCGTACGACTGGTACTGCATCGCAAAACCGATCGCTGGCACTCTGGTCGTTAACTCGTTCAACTACTCGAGGACCACGTCTCGCCACTGGAGAGAGATAGTGCATCTTGCCCGCACGCTCGGCTACGAGAAGATCCTGATGATCGAGGCCCCGAGGGGCCTAAACGCGCGAGCCGCTACAGCCAAGCACTACGCCGAAGCGATATTGTCTCTGGAGAAAGACATCGCGAGACCGAGATCCAGAGAGTCCGCCAACAGGCATCGAAGAGAGGCGATACGCTTACTCAAGAACACGTACGCGATGTACGTCGATCTCATACAGAGCGAGGAGTTCGACGAGCAGATGTCTGTGCTCCTTGCCGCCGACCCGCTATAGATGCTACACGACATGGATACGATCATAGTAGTTTTCACGATGTTTCTGATTTTGGGAATAATATTAGGCTATAAGGACAACGACAACTTCTAAAAGCCTCTAGAGATGATAAGATATCCCTGGTGAACAGCCCAGGGAGAGACCCACATGGTCAGACTCAGCGATAAGCTCAAGAGACGAATAGTGGTTGCCGTAACCAGCGAACAATACGGCAAAGAGCTCATAGACGCGATCGAGGGGCTCGACTCGTTCGAGGACTCGCAGCAGCCGGTGGGCCTCAGGAACCCCGAGCTCGTGAGCCTGTCGATAGACGATGCCTCCAGAACTCTCACCGTGTCGCCGGTCTCCGGCTCCTACGTCTACTTCATAGAGGGCAAGTCTGTAGAGATCTCGACGCCTCTGTCGGCCTCGTGGGGCGACTCACACGGCTCGCACTACTTCTATCTGGACGCAGACGGTCGTCTCAAGGTGACGTCCTCCTTCACCGAGGACATCATCACGAAGTACGCGTTCGTGTCCATCGTCTACTGGGACCAAGCCGCAGCCAAGCACATCTACTTCGCCAACGAGCGCCACGGCATCCACATGGGTGACATGACGCACCTCTACCTTCACAGAACCCGCGGCGCAGCCTTCGACTTCGGCTGTAAGCTCGTGAACTTCGTGGTCGACGGGTCTGGCGGTCTTGCAACAGAGGCCCAGTTTACAGCCCAGCTGGGGCAGATCTGGGACGAGGACATAAAGATCTCGCTTCCGGCACAGGCGACGTTTCCAGTTTTCTATCGCTCTGGCACAACGAGCTGGAAGCGAAAGGATGAAGATGCTTATCCTGTAATCTACAGCGGAACCGCCGGGTACGTGGGCGCCACGCTTCCGTACAACAGGTTCGACGGCACGAGCTGGTCGCTTACGGCGGTCGACGCCAACAAGTTCGTGCTGGTTCACGTCTTCGCCACCAATGACATCGATTTTCCTTATGTCTGCATACAGGGCCAAGCACAGTACGCCACCAAGGCAGAGGCGAGAGACGGAGCGATATCAGAGATCAAGGGACTGTCCGGTCTTCCGGTGGCTGAGTTCTGTCCCGTGGGCTCGGTGATCTTTCAGACCAACAGCTCGTACACCAACGTGCCGAAGGCAAAGATCGTGTCCACGTCGAGCGGAGCGAGCTACGAGGACCATCGCGGCGAGCCGCTGCGGCCCGGATCTCTTGCGTAAAACTACATCCAGCGCGGGTGTAGTGCCCGCGTTGAAACAACGAGGGTTAAACAGTGAAGCACGTAGTGGTTGTAGAAGACTTTGAGGGCTGGAACGACTGGTTCAAAGACGGGCGCGTGAGGATCGACTCGCTCAAGACGAGCGAGACCTTTCACCCCAACCAAGGTGTGGTCCTGAAGGGTGCCGGTGCCAAGGAGCACGGCCTCGTGAGAGGCGACTACGTCGTAAAAGTCCGCCAGCATTACCCATGCGGCATAAACCCCAAGAACACCGAACAGACCCTAGCGTTGGCCCTTCTGTCAGAGCCAGACATCCATCTCACGATACTCAGCGGAGTCGCAGGGTCAGGCAAGACGCTTCTAGCGTGCGCTCACGCGCTTCATCGACTCAACAGCAAAGACAAGATCTCCAGGATCGTGATCGCCAAGTCCATGACTCCGGTCGGCCGCGAGATCGGGTTCTTGAAGGGTGATATGGAAGACAAAGTCATGCCCTGGCTCGGTCCGTTCTACGACAACTTCGTCAACTGCGGCTACGACAGCTTCATGATCGAGAAGATGATCGAGCGCGGGATCCTCGAGATCACACCCATAACCTTCATCCAGGGTCGCTCAATATCGAACGCGATCATCATCATCGACGAGGTCCAGAACCTCGACATCTCCATCATCAAGCAGATCGTCACCCGTGCGGCTGCAGGAACGCAGATCATACTCCTCGGCGATCAGACCCAGACCTTCGAGCGGGTGCAGTCGAAGTCGATGGAGATTCTCCTCCAGAAAAGCAAGGGATCATCGCTGGTCGGTGCGATCCACCTCGAGAAGACTTTGAGATCACCGATCTCTGACTGGGCGGTCAAGAACCTTTAGTATAAATGATATGTTGAGCGGCGTGGGAGCCTAGGGTTTGGGGCAGCAGCCAAATGTAAACATCAGTTGATACCCCTTAGAGACACGCAGCAAGGTGGAGATGAAAACTGGAAGGCGAGCCCGGACTTGGGAGCGTACCTGATGAACCACCTTGGAAGTCATTGCCGGAGTCGCGACCGGCCTCAACAACCAACAGCCCAGATATGGCCGTAATCTGGTGAGGACATGCGACCGGCCTCAACACCTTTAAATTTCCGATCCTATTGATCTACATAAATCAATAGGAGATCTCAAATGAGCAAGTCAAACGCAAAGCGATACGACAAGTACGTAGCACACTTCCCATCCGCTCTCCTAAAAGTAGACGAGTGCCTCACCGAGTCAGTCGGCATGGATCGCCGCTGCCTTGCCGACGCTCCGTACTATGCCTGGTGGCAAGACGGCATGACGCCCGCCGAGATGGCGCAAGAAGCACTCACGAACGAGTTCGGCGATCGAGCACCAAAGATCAAGGGAGCATGAGATGTCTGGCACGTCCGCCTGCTGCGAGCACTGCGACGGATACACTCACCACAATCAAGTTCAGGACCCGACGTGTCGCTCGTCAGCGTGGGAGTGTATAAGATGTGGGTCGAGACAAGACATGGAGGCTAACGATGACCGAGACGACGATACTTAGCGGCATCACTGTGATGATATTCGAGGCAGCAAGATCTCCGGTAGGAACTTTGGTGGTCTTCATGATCGCTATATACATCATGTGGAAGCACATCTAGGAGACGGCGATGACACTCGTAGTGAACCTGTTCGGAGGCCCTGGCACCGGAAAATCCACCACCGCGGCAAGACTGTTCGGCGACCTTAAGACATCCAAGGTCAACGTAGAGCTCGTCAGAGAGTACGTGAAGGACTGGGCCTGGGGAGACAGACGCGTCACGCCTCTCAACCAGCTCCATCTCCTGGGCGAGCAGTCGTACCGAGAGTCGCTGCTCTACGGTAAGGTCGACGTCATAGTCACCGACAGTCCCCTGATGCTCTGCGCGTTCTACCAGAAGCACTACGGAGGCGAGGACTATCTTCTCAGCACCACAAAAGCCTTCATCGAACACTCCAGAAGATCCGCCGGAACGAACCACAAGAACATATTCCTGTCACGCACCAAGCCTTACGATCCAAGAGGCCGCTACGAGAACGAGCAGCAGGCGATCGCCATAGACGTAAGTCTATATCCGTGGCTCTTGGAGAACGACACTATAGACGCCAAGGTCTCGTACGACGACTACGGCTCGTTGCTCGAGCTCGTGCACGAAATGATCCGATCCTAAGATCCCAAGAACAAAACACATACCTGCGTCTCACGCAGCACGGGAGCTTTTATGGCGATCTGCATAGACTGCGAATGCGAGATTCCGAAGGGCAAGAAATGGGGATACGCAAACCTGTGCGACTGCTGCGACTCACAGTCCTACGAGAAGCGCCACGTAGCCGTCCTCGTTGCAGACGGCAAGACCGACTATCACTTCCAGCTCGTACGCAACCCTACACCAGAGCAGGCCGCGAAGATAAGGTCGCTGGGCCTCGCGCACGATCCAAGGACCCAGCTGAGGTTCACTGGAAAAGGCCAGTACAACGAGAGAAAGACGTGATCATATAGTATAATTCCGTGTGCATCATGGGAGTTGCATATGAACATTATAAGACACATCATCCTGGCGATCTTCTTTATGTCGGTAGGCGTGTTCATGGGGCTTGTGATCGCGACCGAGTTCGGCGAGACCAAGAGCACCGACGCTTCGTCTGCGTACTGCGACCGCATCTACGACAAAGCAGTAGAGTGCATAAACTCTGAGCGAGTCAAAGAATGACGATGCTGATCCTGCTGAAGGCAGCGCTGTTGGTCCTGTTGTGCGACTACATCGCAGTGTCTTTCTGCAGGATCGCTGAGCGTGTGTCTCTTGTCGAGGTCTACAGAGGCAAGAAGATATACGCGAACTACAAGAGCACCGTCTTCGGGCCGAAGCTCGTGTACACGGTCGACACGCCGTACGTGTTTATGCCGGTCAACGACTGGGCCTATATACGGGTCTTCTCGCTCGATGAGGCGAGGAAGAAGATCGACAGAGACATAAGAGACGTGTTCATTGTAAAGTTCGTTTCACCGCTAAGGAAGATGAAGGTCATATGAAAAAAGCGATACTTTCAGCGATGATCGCGGCTGGTTGCGCGACCCACGACACGGTCCCGACACTCGAGCCGTTGCCGAAAGAGATCCCGATAGTCGTCTACTCCAGCTGCCCAGACACCATAGTCGTCTTGGGAGACGTTGAGCCGTGGACAGACTATGACCAGTCGATGGTGAAGCTCATGAACGACGGGTGCAGGAGACGCTACTCGCCTCTTCACTGCGCAGTGAAGATCACGAAGACGTCCGTGCAAGAGTACGCCATAATCTGCGGGTTTAGGGAGAGGAGCCATGATGATAAAGCTCTGGACCGAAGCGTCCATCCTTGAGAAGGCCAGGATCCTGCTTTTCTTGTTCGTCGTGTTCATGCTGGTCCTCTTCTACTTCTTTCCTTCTGCCTTCGTGAAAGCGGACATACCGGATCTACACACCCAGTGCGAGGCGTTCGACGCCGAGTTCACAGGAAAATTTGCCGTTGTAAACGGGGAGGCTATAGCCGTATGCGAACTAAATTAGTCGGTCTCGTGATTTATGTCGCGCTGGCAGCTTGCGGTGTCGAGCATCCTGACACCAGGGTCTTGTACGTAAGCACCAAGGACGCGGAGCTCGACAAGGTCGACGACAACATAAGACCGCACGTGGCAGAGTTCCTCCAGTACTGCAGGATGACGGAGTACGCGGAGAAGTGCGCCGTAAATTTCTCAAACACCATCGACATAGTCATGAAGAAGAGGGTCTCTCCAAACGATCCTGACGTCGTAGGCGTGTGCATCGTGTACGACAACAACCTCAGGCGCGTGATCGTGACGAGCTCGCGGTACGATCTAGAGTCTCTGGAGTTCAAGATCCTAGTGTGGCACGAGCTTGGGCACTGTCTGATGGAGATGCCTCACGTAGAAGACCGGCTCCACATAATGAACCCGTCTATGCTGAGCGACGATGATATGTTTGAGAACTGGGAGATGCTGATAAGAGACTTCTTGTACAGTGAAAAGCTTGAAAAATTAAGCGCTTGTAGCTTAAGGGCCGAGGAATGATAAGATTGGTGAAGGAGGTCTTCACCATGAAAAACAAGATGTCTTTTATACTGACTTTTATATCGGTCGTAGGATGCCTGCTTCTGGCTTGGTTCAAGAACGTCAACATAGAGATAATGCTCCCGTCTATACTCGCGATATACATCATAGGCAGAACCACTGCCGCTGCGTCTAATGTATGGGCTGCGTCGAGGGACCCGTCTGCCGATACTATCAAGGCGATAGAGAGATACAATGAAAAAGAATAATCATGAGAGGTGTTTATGTTGTTTTTTCTGCTGATGGCGTTCATCGTGTGTGTGGGTTTTGCAGTCGGATACTTCATGCCGTACAGTTCTCACTACGTCACGTATACTGATCCCGCGGTAATGACCGAGCTCAAAAAACTAAACAGGCAGATGAGTGACCACATCATGAACACTAAGTCAGGACTGTACGATCGACTAAGCGAGTCAAGAAACTGCTACGGCAGTATAACCTCAGATGTAAAGAAACCTGGAGAGGGCTTCAAGCTATGATGTCTCAGAAAGAAGCAGTATATCAAGCGACCATCGAGATCCTGAGGCAGGCTAACATCGACATGGCAGGGCGTGCTGCAAAAGACGCTGTGCCAAGAGAGATACGGAAGCTCGTTACGCTGAAGATGCTGGACTACGCAGATCAGGGTCTGATATCGTTCGCCGACAAAGACTCCAACAAGAAACGAATGGCCGACAGAGCAAGTCTGACAGCGTACCTCAGCGGACTCATATCGAACCACTGGAAGCGCGACAGTCGACTCAACGGATCAGGTGGATGACGAGTAAAGAACCGACACCATTGAAGGACTTCGAGTCCAGCGTAGAGGACCTCTACAGGTCTTATCCTGTAGCCATGAGGGACAAGCCGGTGATATCGGTCATGGAAGGGTGGCACGAGCTCATAGCTGAATGTGCCTTCGAGATCGAGCAAGAGATCGCAAGGATGCCGCCGGAAGTAGACCCAGAGTATGTTCCAAGGATCACAGACGTAAAGGAGAAGTACGGCTCGCTTCGCATAACGGTCTCGTGCCCGACCCAGGAGATAATGGACATCACCGCAAGGTACGAGGAAGAGTCGATGCGTGTCTGCGAGACGTGCGGAAGACCAGGCAGACTGACCAAGAAAGGCTGGATAACGACGGCCTGCATGAAGCATGAATAACGGAGATGATATGACAGACAAGAACCAAGGAAAAGACAACGTCGTATCGCTGGCGGCCAAACGAGAAGAGAAGGCAAATGCGCCTGCAGCAGAGACACCTTCAGCTCCTCCGCCGGACAAAGACTTCAGCTTCGAAGATATCATGAAAGCAAACAAAGAGAAAGAAGAGAAGCTCAAGCTCGAGCGAGAGAAGGCCAACAAATCAGTCAAGAGATCCTACCGTCTCACACCCAAGAAATAGATCACAGTATCTTTCCAGGCCCGGTCGTAGCGCCCGGCCCAACCGGCGTAGCAACCGGAATACCGGGCGCTACCTCGGCTTGGGTCATTAGGATCTCGACTATGGCGCCGGCGATCTCACCGGCGATCTTAGCCTGCTTCTGCCAGCTCTCCATCGCGGCCGAGTTGTCTCCCTGAAGAGAGCCGAACTCTTTCTGGAACGCTGCGAGAACCTTTGTCTCTACGGTCTTCTTGATCATCGGTATGACTAACGCCATGTCTTATCCTCACCCATCCTCATCGTTGCCCTGTAGCTGTCGATCATCATCGGCTGCTGAGATAATATACCCAGCAGGTACATCACGTTCATCGTGTTGTGCAAGACGCACGTAGACTTCACCCAGCAGTCTGTGTTGATTCGCTCGCCGTATACCCTGGCGGTCCACATGCTATGCATGACAGGCCACGCAGTCCTCGGCGCTGCGAGAAGAGATGTCTGCCCTCAGGACCGAGCTCGATCTCACGTAGTATAGACCGTTGAGGCCCGCCTCGTAGGCGCGCATGTGCACCTCATGGAAGTACTGCGGGTCCACGTCTGCCGAGAAGAAGAGGTTGAGACTCTGGCCCTGGCATACGTACTTCTGACGATCGCCTGCCATGTCGATCAGAACGCGCTGGTCGATCTCGAAGGCGGTGCGGAACACGGCCTTCTCCTGATCGTCAAGGAACGACAGGTTCCTGACCGATCCTCCGTCCTCGACTATGGTCTTCCACGTCTGCTCGTCGTCCTTGCCTTTCTTGGCCAAGAGCGCTTTCAGGAGCGGATTGAACTCGATGAACGTTCCCTTGGCGGTCTTCTTGACGTACGCGTTGGCGTTGATCGGCTCGATGCCAGCAGACACGTTTCCAGAGATTATAGAGTTGGACGCGGTCGGTGCGATCGCGAGAAGATGGGTGTTGCGCATGCCGGTGCCCTTGCACCACTGCGGCTCGCCGTACTCCTTGGCCATGTCCCTTGAAGCCCTCGTGGCCTCTTCCTTCATCTTCTTGAAGATCGCGCGGTTGAGTATCGTGGCCCTGAAGTCTCCCATCGACACCATCTCGGACTGCAGGAGCGTGTGCCAGCCTAGCACACCAAGACCCAGCGCTCTTCCTTTCTTGGCGTGGCGAACCGCAGCCTCGAAGCCTGGGCGACCTTCCGCTTTCTTTATGAACTCTGTCATCACGCCTTCGAGGAACCAGGTCGCGACGTAGACCGCGTCCGTGTCCTTCCACTCGTGATACTTGGCCAGGTTCATTGAGCTCAGACAGCACACGAAGGAGTGGTCTGGGTCGGTGTGTAGGTAGATCTCGTTGCAGATGTTGGACGTGTGGACCTCGAGTCCGTGCTTGACGTAAGCCTCAGGCCTATTGCGCCTGACGTTGCCGGACATGAACCAGTAAGGCTCTCCGGTCTCGAGTCGCATCTTGTAGATCTCGCGACATAGCTCTCGCGTCTTCTCGTCGCCTTCCTTCAGCTTCTCGAAGAAATCGTCGTCGAGACAGACTCCGTGGTGCAGGTTCATGCACTGACGATTGACGTCGCCCTCAGGCCTCCGCATCCGCAGGAAAGAAGCGATGTCGCCGTGGTACCACGGAGCATACACTGCGGCCGCACCTCGGCGCATGTTTCCCTGCGAGACGCCGATGATCGTCGAGTCGTAGACCTTAGCGAACGGTATGAGGCCTTCGGTGGTCCCGCCCGTAGAGATCTTCGACCCTGCGGCACGGATGTCGCCCATGTATATGCCCACGCCTCCACCGTACTTGCTGAGCATGGCGAGCTCGTGGTTCTTGGTGAAGATGCTGTCGGTAGAGTCGTCGACGTGTATCGAGTAGCAGCTTATCGGAAGTCCGCGCTCTGTTCCTGTGTTCGACAGGACCGGCGTCGCTGCGCACAGCCAGCCGTTCCACATGACATCGAAGAAGCGGTCGGCCATCTCCGGCTTGCTGAGATGCGCAGCAGCTGACACCGCTACACGGCGCCACGCGTCGCGGGGGCTCTCACCGGGCAACAGATACCCGCCGCACAGCGTCTGGTATCCGGGCTCAGTGAGCCACTCTGGGGCCAACCCTCTGTCTTTCAGATCCTGCAGACTCATCGATACGCCCTTTCGTCGAAGTTGATCGTGTTCCAAGAAACGTGCCCCTTGGAGTAGGCAGTGCTGCGGAGCGCGAAGAAGTCCGCGTGCTCGCCGCCGCTCACCATTATGTCGAACCACTGCGTTATTCTTTTAACGGCCTGCATGTCCACGTTGCGCCAGTTGCGCTTGAGACCCAAGTCCTCGAGCTTGGTGTTGGCGCGGAAGCGGATGTACGCCTTTAGGTCCTTGGACGAGAGCTCCTGGATCTCGCCCTCGGAGAACACGGAGTCGATGTAGTCGTCCTCGAGCTCGACGGTCTGACGCGCAGCATCCAGGATGTCGTGTCTGAGCTTGTCTGTCATTATCTGCGGGTTCTCCTCTATCAGCTTCCTGAAGAGCCAGCATCCTGCTTCGGAGTGAAGCGACTCGTCTCTCACCGACCACGACACGATGTTCGCGACGCCCTTGAGCTTGCCGAAGCGTGAGAACGACATCAGAACCGCGAACGACGAGAAGAGCGACACACCCTCGGTGAACGCGGAGAAGACCGCGAGACTCAGTGCCTTGTCCTCGAGTGTCTCGGTCTTCGACAGAACCTCGCCGAGCCTCTCCTTCTTCGCCTTCATCGCCGGGTCCTTCAGGAAGGCTTCGTACTCAGACAGCGGAAGGTTCAGACTCTGGGAGAGATAGTCGTAGCCCCAGATGTGTATCGCCTCCATACCGCCGTTGAGCGAGGCCATCTGCTGGATCTCAGGATGCGGGAACCACTTGGCGACGTGGCTGGACCAATACTCCTCGGCGTCGATCTCGAGCGTCGTGAAGAGTCTCAGGATCTTGATCACGACGCTTCGCTCTGCGCTCGAGAGGTTCTCGTTGTAGTCGCGGATGTCGCCCGCCATCGAGACCTCGGTCGGAACCCAGTGAGCCATGGCTTGCTTCGAGAAGTACTCGAAGGCTTGCGGATACAAGAAAGGACGATAAACTAATCGCGGTGCGGTGAGCATTCCACGCCTCGTTGGTGAAGATCAGACTACTGTAGTATAGCCTGTGATCTCAGGTTTATAGATTATACTGATGATGTAACGGTGAAATAATAGAGACTATTCGAGGATATGTTTGTCGTGGTTTTCACGCTGTAGGTGTACGATGGGGTGCGCATTTCTAGAACTCCGTGTCATTACTTGTCCTGATCCTTATTCTACCTGGGCCAGCGATCTAAACACGTCATCGTCTGTATAATGCCTTCATCACGACAAAAAACGGAGAAAATCATGACAAATGATGTGCAATTTACGCCGCTTACAGATCTCTTCATCGACGCAGAGGACTGCAGAAACATCAGAGATTTCATCGAGCACTTCGCGATCGAACCGTCGCCAGAGTTCACTAAAGCTCTTCAAGAGTTCGAGACCGCGTTCAACAGCAAGATCGACAGAGACATCCTCATCGGTCTTCAGAACAATCTCAGGAACCGACTGTGCGAGTTTATCGTGGGTGCGAACCATCCGCTGTTCGAGGATCCGCTGATGAACCAGGTCGTCGACAACGCGAAGCAGATCTCGTTCCTCGCCAGCTTCGATCGGCAGGTCGACGAGATCCTTCGCTCTGAAGACTAAGGTTTCTCTGTGTCCGGTTTTGGTGTGGTTACTGGGGCCTGGGGTTGACTCTGGGCCTCGAACCGCTTGGCCTGCTGGCGGATGTGCTTGGGGATCTGATGCATGGAGTCAGCGTGGTCCTGGATACGGCCCGATATCCTGGTTCTGGCGAACGTCGCGAACGGGTTCTTTGAGTCAGGCATGGTCCGCTGGGCAACCTCTGGCTTGTAGTCCATTACAGCCTCCATCAGCCCGCGCATGCCCGCTTCGTGAAACTCCCAGTCTTCCATGTCCTTGGGGAGTTTTCCGGTCCCTTTTAGGCTGTTTATGGTCTGGTTGATGAGCGGTGCGTGGGTCGTCAAAAGGTAGTGCATCAGGTTCTTAGGGTCTTTCATCTTGTCTGCCATAAAAACTCCTCCATAGTGATTATATACCGATCCGATACATGAGCAGCGAAACATACGAGGTTTAAACATGATAACCAGACCGATGCTCGCAGTCGCAGCCGAAGATCTCAAGAAGATCAAGTTCCCAGTCCTGGCCTCGCCCAAGCTCGACGGCATCCGCGCGCTCAAGGTGGACGGTAAGCTCCTGAGCCGCACGTTCAAGCCCATACCAAACTCGTACATCCGCACCATAGTCGAGCACGTGATGCCAGACGGCGTAGACGGCGAGCTGCTGGTCGGCGAGACGTTTCACGAGTCTTCGTCGGGCGTTATGAGTCGAGACGGTCACCCGAACTTCAGGTTCGCGATGTTCGACTACGTAATCGGAGATCTTAAGCGATGCTTCTCTAAGCGATATAAAGATCTTACAGACATGATGTGTAGGTCCTCGTTCGAGGGCGAGCACTTCTCCATAGTCGAGCACAATCTGATATGCGGCGTAGACGATCTCCTGTCGTACGAGGACGAGATGCTGGCGCTCGGCTACGAGGGCGTGATGATGAGGTCGCTGGAAGGACCCTACAAGTGCGGTAGGTCCACGATGAAGGAAGGTTTTCTCCTGAAGCTGAAGCGGTTTGAGGACTCGGAGGCCAGGATCAAGGGCTACGAGGAGCAGATGCACAACACTAACGAGGCGAAGACCGACGCGTTCGGTAAAGTGGAGCGAAGTCAGGCTCAGTCAGGTCTCGTTCCCAAGGGGGTGCTCGGTACCCTCATAGTCGAGGACCTCAGGTCCGGCATCGAGTTCAAGATCGGCACCGGCTTCGACGACGCACTCAGGGCAAAGCTGTGGGCCGAGAGGCATACTTTGGTGGGCAAGCTGGTAAAATATAAGTATCAGCCCTCAGGCGTCAAAGATGCGCCGAGGTTTCCCACCCTTCTGGGTCTAAGGTCGCCAGACGACCTCTAGGAGTCGTCTTGGTCATCAGGCTAGAGAACAGAATCGGCAACTACTGGTCCATCGTCGTGGTGCACTCCGGAGCGGTCCTGTCGGTCAGGCAGTGGCCGAACAAGTACAGAGCCATAGAGTGGTGTCACGCCGTGATGTCGTCGTACCGCGAATCCTACCAGCTGGAGGTCCAACATGTCGAAGAGCGCAACCCCGTCGGAGAAGACTGTTAGGAAGCTGAACGCGCTTCGAGTCCTGACCACCAAGGTCTATCACCCGCTCGACATAGCAGAGACCCTCGTAAAAGAGGGTATAATGACAGATCGCGAGATGCTTGAGATGCGAGCGACCGCCGACAAGACCGAGTTCTTGTTCGTGGCCCTCGAGAAGGCAAGCAGATCGGGCAAGCTAGATCTGCTGGACTACTCGTGGCAGATCCTGCCGACCCAGCAGGTCGTGCTCACCATACTGACTTCCACCGGACTCCACGAGTTCAGACACGAGGAGCCGTGATGCCGACGACCGTAGAAGGCTACATCATAGTCGGAGGCGTAGAGGAACCAGATCACGTGGACCTCGATCCCTCGCGCGCGGTATCTCTCTCGCTCGAGAGGCTAGAGTTCGATCTAGGGACCGCGCTGCTTGCAGACGAGTTCTCTGACGTTCAGTTCGTAGGCCTATCGACCATGAGGGCCAAGGCTGACATTCGCTGCAGAGACATATCAGGCATGGCCCACAGACTCACTAACAGATGGTGAACCATGAAAGAAAACGACAGGTTCGTTCTGGCAAGCGGAGGCATGGCGGTCAGCAGTCTTCCGATAAGCATAGGCCTTCGCATATGCCCAGAGAAAGACTATAAAGTTTCCGCTAAGTGGTACAACTTAAGCCGTGAAGCGTTCAGTAGCGGAAGCGACGGCATAAACATAGACGACTTCAGCGGAACACAGCGCGAGAGCAATAACATACAGGGGCGTCGAAACTTCATCTGTAGGACGCTGAACATGTACTCAAACAACGGGAGACAAAGATGAGCGGAAACTTCACGCTGATAAAGAAGACAAATTTCACAGACCTCACCGAATCGGTAAAGCTGCCTAAGTCTGATCTCGCCCTCCAGGACAACGGGATCCTCTATCAGTTCAAGTACAGCACGCAGAAGAAAGAAGAGAAGCGCAAGGTAAAGCCGGGCATATGGTCGATGAAGAACACGAACCTCGGCATCCAGCTCGTTGCGACCGAGCTCGGCAAGAAGCGCCTGCTCCTAGACGCGGTCAACGCCACAGCCATACTGGAAGAGGCCAACACCTTCTTCGGCAAGCTCCACGTCTACGAGGCGCTAGGCCGTCAGAAGAAGCGCGGCGTGCTCATATACTCTGCACCTGGTCTAGGGAAGTCGAGCACGATCTCGCACTTCTGCAACGAGGCGATCAAGCAGGACCCTGGGACCGTGGTCATGGTCTGGCCGACGTCCAAGATTGACTCAGACGACGTCCTAGACTTCCTGGCGACCGGATCTCAGTACACGAAGAGATGCACGAAGCTCATCCTGATACTCGAGGACATCGGCGGGGGCGAGCGCGAGGGCGGCATGCGCCAGGTCGACGCCGGGCTACTGAACCTGCTCGACGGCGTCTCCGACGTCTTCAAGCTTCCGACGTTCATCATCGCGACCACCAACCACCCAGAGAACCTGTTGGCGTCGCTCGCCGATCGCCCGGGCCGGTTCGACCTTCTCCTCGAGCTCACGCCGCCGTCAGGATCAGAGCGAGTCAAGCTCCTAGAGTTCATCGCCAAGAGACCCTTGACCGACGACGAGGCTGCGCTGTTCTTGAGCAAGAAGTGTGACGGACTGAGCATCGCGCACCTTGACGAGATCGTGGTGCGAAGTCTGCTGCATGACAAAACCTTGGAAGAGACGCTGAACGAGATCCTGAACCACAGGAAGAGCGTGAAGGCGGCCTTCGAGAAGGCCAAAGAGTCAGTAGGGTTCTCCCTCTTCGACCGGTAACACGATCGAGTCATCGACTATGAGGGCTGGATCCACCGGCTCTTTCACGTGCGCGTTCACCTGGATGTTCGGCACGTTGACCCTGTGTATCCGCTGGTAGATCGACTTTATGAGCGACTGGACCTGGTCCTTGTCCGGCGTTTTCTTGAGGTGCGCCTGACGCATCTTGCGAAGGTTCCCGCGCTTCTTGGGCTCGATGATCTTGTCGGCCAATCCCAATGCGATAGTCTCCTGCGCTGTCAGGAAAACGTCCCGCTGGCATATGTCGAGCCAGAAGCTCTTAGGCATGTACGAGTTCTTCTCGTAGAGCTCGCACGCCACCTCCATGATCCTGCGGTTCTCGTCTGCGCTGACCTGAAGGTTTGTGTGCTTGTCGTAGCCCTGATCGGCTGACAGCTCGTGAACCATAACTGTCGTGTGCTGGTGTAGGTACCGCTCGTCGCACACAGCCATGATCCACGTCGCCGCAGACATTATCGCTCCGCCGCCGAAGAACTTTACCTGACACGGACAAGTCAGGATCTCGTCGTACAGCCGAAGCATCGAGCACATATCGCCGCCGTACGAGTTCATGTGGATCTCGATCGGCTTAGAGGGAGCGTCCAGCGCCATGCGGTGCATAGCCCTTACAGCAAGCTCCACGGAGTTCTGAGTGAAAGTTCCTGATTCCTCCTCGACCGAATCTAGGAGGCAGCCGAAGTATATTCTCCTGGCCCTGAAATCGACACCGTAAGAAAGACTGTTGAGCACATCAGGTTTCTCGGCCATATCTTTTAACCTCTCTGTCGTATCAGCTTTAAAGCTTGTACCCTACACGAAGACAAAGGAGCTCAGCATGAAAGAGACCTTGGAACAGTTTATCGCAAGAGGTGGAGTGATCGTCAAGCTTGATGCAGTGGAGCCCAGCTCGGACGGAAAAGTGTCTGTAAATTCAACAAACAACTCGATCAACATCCTAGGCCTCAACGAGGGTGCGCTGTATTTCGCAGACAAGGCCCCTTCGAGAAAGACTTCAGCCAAGGTAAAATTAAGTAAGCCCAAGAAGACTAGGGCCCCCAAGCTAAACCTAAGCTTGCTGCCGCCGCACATCGCAGCGCTAGTGACCGGAGCTGAGGAGACCGCCGATGAAGAAGCCAAGAAATCCGAAGTTCTTCGCGAAAGAGGATAGAGGTTTCATAGAGTTATATTTCTCATCAGAGGAGATCGCCTCGATACTCGAGGTCCTCTCGTTCACCAGGAAGCTTTGCGAGTCTCTGGTCGCAAAGAATGACTCGATGGAAGAAGACGTGCGGCACATGCTCATGGACAAAGGTCTTGCCGCCCACACGCTTCAGGAAAAGATCCAGATCGACGCAGACCCCGGAAAGCCGGTGGGTCCGCTTCACTGACCAGAGGTCTCAACTCTCTTCCACCCGCTGCTGGAGTCCTCCAGCAGCTTGCGGATCTTGCTGCGACTCATGCCGGTCTTAGCGGCCGCGTCTCTGTCGTTGAAGAACTCTTCGCCAGACGGCGACACGATCGCAAACTTAGATCGACTGCGCCTAAACTTCTCCTTGAATCCTTCGTCTGACATGAGCTTTTTCTTAGACTCGCTCATCTTTTGCTTTGAGTCTTCAGAGTGCTTCTTGCCGTACATGCCGTTGCGCTCGCCGCTGGTTGCCTCGCTCAGTCTTTGAAGCTGATCGTCTGTTAGTTTAAGACCTTTGTTCGCCTCGCTTATCTTTCTCCTGACCTCAGGGGCAGACTGCCAACCGCTCGCGTTTCGCTCCGCTAGGATCTTCAGGTGGAGCGCAGACGGCCTGCGGCCAACGTTAGACGGCTTGGGCTCGTCCCTCGTCTCAGGAGATCGCAGGATGCGAGACTCTTGCCTCAGGCTCTCGATAAGGAAATCAGACGTTCCCGATATGTTCCCGTACTTCCTGGCGATGGAGTTCACGCGCCTCACCCGCTTGAGGATCGAGTCCGTGTACTCGCCGCCTCGCATCGCCAGTCGGGACCTGTGGGTCGCTTCGTCTTCGACCAGCGACACGACGACGCAGCTCGGCTTTGCGGATCTCCACCTTTCTATGAATGCCTTGATCCTGAAGGGTATGTCCACCAGCACCGGTTTGTCCTGCTGCAGCGCACTGTGGATCGCTTCGTCGATCTTGTCTCGATACCGATCCGATGATATGATTGTAAAATCATTGGATAATCTGTCACAAAGCCAGGTCTTGCCGATTCCAGGGGCTCCGATCAGTATAAATAATTCCATGGCGGTCCTCCTGAGCCGATTATACCAGGTGCCTCGAGAAAGTGTTTCCGAACCTATGAGAGTCATATAAACATCAAGGAGAGACGATGAAACCGTCACGCATCCCAGAGATCCTCGACCTTGCATTTCGAGCTCGTGCAGTCGGCAAGAACCTCAACCCGCTGTTCGCCGGTGCTGCCGGCATCGGCAAGTCAGAGATCTGTCAGGCATGGGCGCACGAGCAGCGCGAGCGAAACCCGGACTTCGGTTTCATAGATCTGCGCGTCGCCTATCTCGAGGCCCCCGACTTCATCGGCTTCCCAGGCGAGACCGCCGACGAGAACGGCCGACTCCGCACGTCGCACCGCCTTCCTGAGTTCTGGCCCACTGACCCTGATTCCGAAGGTCTTCTCCTTCTCGAGGAGCCCAACCGCGGTACCACGGCGGTCATGAACTGCCTCATGCAGCTCCTCACCGACCGCAAGGTCCACAACTACAACCTTCCCAAGGGCTGGATCATCGCGGCCGCCATCAACCCAGACTCTGCCGAGTACGACGTCAACTCCCTCGACACCGCGCTCAAGAACCGGTTCGCGATCTTCGAGGTCGAGTACGACCACAGCACGTTCGTGTCGTTCATGTCCTCTAACGACTGGTGCAGCCACATCCAGTACTTCGTCAAGTCCGGCACGTGGACGTACAAAGATGCCTCGACCGTGGCGAAAGACGGCGTGTACATCTCTCCTCGCACGTGGTCTCAGTTAAACGCGGCACACAAGGCCGGCGCGGTCGACGACAAGCAACTCCACCGCATCATCACGTCTGCGGTCCTGGGCAAAGACATCGGCAACGAGTTCTGGAAGTTCGTGCATGACGACGCGCCGGTTACGTCCAAGGATCTGATCTCTAACAAAGATAAATCGCTCAAGAAGCTCAAGGATCAATCGCGTCCTGAGTCTTACCAAGGCGACAAGATCGCCGTAACGGTCGAATCCATCATCAAGGACTACGGCGGCACCAGCGCCACGGAAGATCAGGTAGACGAGCTCACGATGGTCGCGGTGGCCGAGATCATCTCTTCCGACCAAGCGGTCATACTCCTAAAAGGATGCGGCCTCAAGTCGCACAACGGCAACATCACTGATTTCTTCAAAGACTTCTGCAAGCGATACCCTAAGCTCGTAGAGATCCTTAAGTCCAACATCAAGCTAAGCGGATCTAAATGAGATCTAGACACAGAAGCCAAAAATCAAGGTGGAGGAAGAAAGATGCTGTAGAAAAGGCGTTAAGCCGTATCAAGGGCAAAGACTGTAATTTTTCAAATCTACTGATAGTGTCTCGCAACGTCATTGAAGCACTTAAGCTATATCGAAAAGACTCGTTCAACGAAGCCATGAGTGAGATTATCGAGATCGTGTCAAGGCTCATAGATGAGCACCAAACGAACATAACCTTTTTCAACAAGAACTGCAAATTCAAGATCGCTAAGGTTCGCTCAAGGTTCTCGATAAAGCTGATGACGAGACAGTCCCCTAAAGGCACCGGTCCCTACTTTTTAGCCGTTGTAAAAGTGGACGAAAGTTATGTCGGATACCGAATCGAAGATCTTGCAGATGCTATAGCAAGCAGCATCGTAGACGATATACTATCAGAAAACTAAAGCAAAGGAGCTTTTATGAAATCTTTCTTTAAAAAAGTCAAGTCAAGCAAAATCTTCTTCATGGTGGCCGGCGGAGTTTCATTTGCTGCTGTAAGCATCGGCATCGCTCAAGCGCTTGGTGCTTTCCAGTCTTCGAGCTTAGCAGAGCCCGCACCAAGCCAGCGGTCGCCTGCTGTAGCAGAGGTCGTACAGCAAGAAAAAGAGTCTCTTCAGGACATCGTCATGTGGATGATGGACCAGCCTAAATGTCAGGGATCGAAGGCAACGCTGCCGAGCCAGGCACAGCGCGTCATCCGGGCTCGTCAGGTGGACCGCATCCTCAGCCAGATCGGTGGCGACCGCCACGTGCAGGAAGCTTTCATCGCCTTGATGTGCAAAGAAAGTCAGTATAGACCGACAGTAAGATCACCTGCCGGCGCCATGGGTATCGCTCAGCTTATGCCTGCTACAGCACAGGCCGAAGCAGACAAAGTAGACCTCGGCAAGCTTACTCCCGACGACCTAAACGACCCTGAGATCAACATCTTCCTGGGATATCAGCACTTCAAGAGCCTTGCCGAGAAGTACAACGGCAACATCGCCCGCGCTTATGCAGCGTACAACGGCGGTCCTGCAGGCGCTACTGTGACCAGCATGATCCGCGGCGGTGGCCGAGGCGTGCACGAGACAGACGACTACGTTGCCCAACTGTTTGACATGAAGGAAGAACTTCGCATCGCGCGAGAGAGACTTGCTGCACGATGATGTATATGGTCGGAAGCACGGATGCTTCGACCTTCTGTCTGTTAAGATATAGATATGTGCAACAGACGTAAGTAAAGTCATGGGTGACGTATCTGACATAGGCGCACTGAGGCGCCGCAAGATAATAGAGCGCAAGCGCGCTGTAAAGCGCAAGATAGCAGCGAAGCGTCAGGAAGACTTGTTCGCTGCTTACATGAACTCGCTCAGCGAAGCCATAGACAAGATCATATCACTTACGGAAAAGAAAGATGACGACGAGCAATGAGTACTCAGTTCGAGTCATATCGGTCACAAAGCCGGTCGCACAAGACATCGATCACCTCGACCAAGAAGACATAATAGCCTACTGCGCTAGAGTGTCCAACCCAAACAACCAAATCAACACCGACACCATGCCAAAACTTCTGAAATATCTTCAGGACCACAAGCACTGGTCTCCGTTCGAGATGAGCCACGTGACGATCGAGATCGACACCTCGCGCGGCATCGCGCCCCAGATCCTCAGACATCGCAGCTTCTCGTTTCAAGAGTTCAGTCAGCGCTACCAGTCGCTCGACGATTCAGGCGTGGTGCTCTATGCGGCACGACGCCAGGATCTCAAGAACAAGCAGAACTCCATAGACGACCTTCCGCCAGACATCAAGGACGAGTGGTCCATACGTCAACTGGATGCCTGGAAAGTATGCTTCGAGCATTACAAATGGGCACTAGACAACGGTATAGCCAAGGAGTGCGCGAGGTTCGTGTTGCCGCTGTCGTCTAGGACTAGGCTCTATATGTCTGGATCTGTGAGGAGCTGGATGCACTATATCGCCGTGAGGTCGGATCCTTCGACTCAGAAAGAGCACCGCGACATCGCTGTGGCTTGTAAAGATGCGCTAAAGGATTATTTTCCAAGTCTATTCGTGGAGTAGAAGATGTGCGACATGACACCCGAGATGATGAAGTTCATTGAGTTTTTGGTAGTGTTTTTTGGTGTCTGCATACTGCCCATGGTGCTGGCGTTTATCATGTTCATGAGGGACTGATGTTTCGCAAGGCGTTTGACAAACTTTTTCCAAACAGAAACAGACAGATACCGGAATTGCTGTACGTCGCTGCTGCGATATTGCTCATAGTTTTAACATTCATGAGGGACCGATGAGGCTCTACATAGCTACGGCTCTACTACTTTCGTCGTGCTTCTCAGGAGAGATCAGGCACAAAGAATTCAGACTAGGCGACACCGTAAAGTTCGAGTTCAAGCAGAGAAACCTCTTCTATGCCGACGCTTGCTCTAACGTCGGCGTGGTGATGGAGATGCGCAAAAGCTGGGAAGAGGACGCTGCAGCAGAAGCGTACATCGTAAAGACAAGGTGCGTCGTCAACGACCAAGAGATCTCAAGGTTCATATGGATCGACGCAGAAGACATAGTCGACGTCGTGCAGCTGGCGAAACGAAGATGACAGGAACCACATCCAGAGTCCTCAAGCAGATCAAGGATGGTATTGAAGTTTGTCGGTTTGAAAATAAGGCTACAGCTTCAAAAGAGTTAGGGATATGTCAGTCAAACATATCTTCCGTCTTAGCGGGCAGAAGAAAGTCTGCTGGCGGTTATGTCT